AATATCATTCGTTTTTAATTAATGTTTCATTTGAAATTAAAGTTGAGTTGCTTAGTTGGGTGAGGATTCCCCAAACATTTCCTTCTATCCCTACATACTTATTCAGCTCTTTAATCTTATCGTCTGTTGAGATTTCATCGAAGAGCATGAAGTCGTAGAGAGACATTTGAGTATAATTAGAATTTAAGTAAGAACTACCTATTTTTGGGTTAAGCGTTCCTATATTCAATTTAGGGTCATGTAATTCAACAATATTGTGAGTTATATTTTTTAATTCACTAGCATAAATATACTTATTAAGTATTCCATCAATATAAGTACTACCTCCTATATTTCTTGCCCTATATGCTGGCACTTTATTTTCGTTAGTATCAAAATCTCTATTAAATATAGCAAAACCTCCATTTGTTCTTTGGTCGTATAAAATTGCCGTACCGGCAATAGATTGCCAATTCACCTTCATCAACACCTGTTTGCCACCGACCGTAGTAGGAATAGTAATAAAGTCGTCTACGCCATCAAATTGGTATGAACCATCTTCATTAACTCCACTTCCTTCCGCATAAGCAGAATTGTTTATCTTACCATGATTACCGTGACCTGATATATCAGGAATATAACCCAATATCTTATAGCTAGAATTTGGAATACGTAGTAGTCTAGGAGATAGAATACATTTAGGTTCATTATCATCAATTGACCAAATAGGGCTATTTGTCCAAGCAAATATCATCTCTTTAGCAACAGTAATATATTGATTATTATCATATACATATACACCGTTGCACTCTAATTGACCCTTTAAAGTATAAGCTCCTTCTAATAGGTTTACAGATGAATTATACCTGATAGTATCTCCTACTTTTAGCTTATCTCCCCAAGTATAAGTATAAGTTCTATCTAGGTTTTCTAACTTAACGAAACTTGGATACGGCTGCACAATATCCTCGTATCTGATGTACTCGTCAATTGTGATATTTATCTTTTGAGGGGAGTTGTTGAAAGGAAATTCAAACTTAAATCTACCATCAACATGAATAGAACTACTGGTAGGCTCTTGTCCATTGATAGTTAGATTAGCAACTTCATCCACTCCGTTTGTAGCAACATATACTACTAGAGATGTGTCAGTAGATAATATTGGATAATATTGCCCTATAACAGGAGTAACTGTACCTTGTCCCGGTATTCTAAGTAAATAACTAATAGAGGCATATTCAACATTACTCTTAATAATCGGTCTCCATTCAACCATATCCGGATACAGCGTACCCAACTTGTGCTTCTTCAACTGACGCTCGATCAAGAACTCGGACATACTATAAGGGAAGGTCATGAGAGAGTAGATAGCTCCGTTGAAGAAACGAGTATCATTATCTCGTATCGTGCCTAACCACATATCAGTGCCATCTTCTGCTGCACCTGCTGTTATAGATTGCCCGCAATAAGAGTATTTAGATAAATAAGATATACTTCTAGTAGAAATAAAATTTAGACCAGAAGTAGCTTGACCAAAACTATAAACGCTATTTCCGGCAGTTTCCACAAATGCCCCCGGATTATTCTTTGACGATATAGCTCCAGTATTAGCAAATATTTCTCTATCGGTTACTACCGTATAATCTTTGTAAACAGGCATCCCTGTCACCTTACCAAAGTCATTGATACCGTCAAGGTATAGAGCACCTGCGTGGGAAGGGATTTGGGTGATGGTTATATCACAGTCTCCAATATATCCTCGTATAGAAATTCTAAAATTGGTATTGTGAGAATCACCTTGATATGCAGCCGAAGCAGGTAAATCATAAATACCATCGGTAGAATACTGTTTAGTTGTGCTATTACCGGATTCATCTAAATACATAAACTCTAATATAGCTCCAATTTCATCTAATCCGATCACTTGTATTTTTGTGGAATTAATGGCTGCTAAAGTTTGTCCCCAATTATAGAAAATATTTCCAACACCATCTTTTATAATCTTGCTAATTGAGCATGATTTATAGGTAGCTGTAAATACTGATGTTGCATTATTATAATCTAATGATGCGAAATCAACCTCATACTTCCCAATACCTGAATCCCCTTTCCAAGCAATATTGTTCAACTGAATATCCCTACCGTTGCCGGAAAAGTCAATTAACTTATCACCAAACTCTGCGTGGTTCTCGTTGGTGATTCCCTGCTTGATAGTATTACACAGTATATCGGGTTTAAGAGTTCTATCCAAGTTGAAGTAGGCTATTACCTGATGAATCCAGTCTACAGGGACGTTCTCTTTATTAAAAACAAAAGTACCATAATACGCATAACTGCTGTCTTCAAGCCCGATGGTTAACTTCGAATCAAAGGTAGTATATTGAACAGCTTGTAGCTTCTCTTTATCTCCAAGCTCCACTATCTTTTCACCACTACTGCTAGTTCCTGCCATAAAGGTTTGACCGGAATAATCGCTTACTTGGATTCCGCCATCTCCTATGATATTATACTTTCCTGTGCCTGATATGTGGGTTATTAAACTCACCACCGTAATCTCATTACTTCCTCCCAGCATCTCCTGTACGGTCTTGGTGGAAGTAATCAGGTCGTCGATTCCGTCGGTTACGAATGCACCTTCGAAAGAGGGAATTTGCTCGATAGTCCCACTACATTCACCAGAGATAACGCCAAGAGTAAATCCAACGTTTACTCTCTTTTCACCTGTATATTTTGTGTTGTAACAAATCGGTGTTTCAAAAATCTCTGATTTTACAGCTACATTAGTGTATGTTCCTTCTTGGGTTATATAGTTATAATATAAAGTACCTTCTCCATAAAGTTTTATACGAACTTTGAAAGAGGGAATATCTTCTCCAATACCAGATGGATGATACAATAATACCCAAGAAACATCGCTAGTGAATTTAATAGATTCACTATCAAAAGATGTTACTTTGGGACTCTTTTTCCAATCAGTAAAGTCTTGCTCGTATTCCCCAAACCCACTATTCAATTTGAAAGCTGCATTACTAATCACAAACGGATTGTCAGGGTCTACTAAGTTCTTGACAACAGCCCGATCCGGATCGTCGTTGCTCTTACCGTAGCAGATGCAGACGGCTTTCAAGGAGGCTAAGACTTCCGGGTCGATGTAGGGACGGTCGGTACCGGAAGCTCCCGGAACTCCCAACTTAATCGCATTGATGCGGATAGGATCAAGCCCTATCCGGTCAAGCCTAATCGGATTTAATCCTATCGCTCCCATTATTCTTCTGATTCAAAGTATTGAGCCTTGGTTGGCTGCGTTTCACATTCAACCTTGATGTATTGTCCGGGTATAAGACCGACAACGGGGCGGGCGAAATTCAGAGTGGTGAAATTCCTAGTCTCTGCAACGGAGTATTTTTCTCCATCATAGCTTATATAAACAGCCAGCTTCCCGGATTCTTTAAACTCTAGCTGGAGCCCAATGGTTTCTGAATTTACTTGTATGGCATCGCTTAGGTAACGTTTTTCTGCGATCTGGCTAAATGTGATATCTGTTGATTTCATGATTGTTCCTCCTATTTTTTTGCTGTTATTACTGTATTTCGTAAGAAATTCGGGTACTCTTCCCGCACATCAAAACAAGGACACGCCTTGATATATTCAGCCGGTTCTACTTCACCTGAATCGTCTAGGTCGGGTGAAGTATCACGATGTCCGAGAAGCTCGATGATAGGATACTCCTTGCAAAGCTTCTCAATCAGTTGCCGCAAACTAGCCTTTTGAGCCGGAGTGCGAGTGTCTGCCGGTTTACCGTTTGCATCCAGTCCGCCAACATAACAAATGCCGATCGAGTGCTTGTTATACGATTTACCGGAAAATCCCTTTGTGTTACAATGTGCTCCGTCAACAGTGAGCGGTCTGCCCTCTTCGATCATTCCGTCCAGGTCGATTACATAATTATAACCGATCTGATTGAATCCCCTTGCCCGGTGCATCCGGTCAATGTCCTTTGCTCGCAAGTCTTGCCCGGCACGTGTTGCCGAGCAGTGAATGATGATTGAGTCTATATCTTCTCTTTTCATATTCTTTCCTCCTATAATATCAATGTTAATACTCCCAACGCCAGACCTACACAATCACAGATGATGTCTTTAATTGAGAACTCTGTTTTTTTGCAATACTTGTCGTACACTTCCTTTAGGATGAAGATCACGACGGTTATAATGATTGCTTCCCACAGTGGCGTATATTTCGATAGCCACATAACTAAGTTCTGGCAGACTATAATGTGGGCCATTCCGTCTATGCCGATCTTGGATAGAAGCTTGCTGGCTAAGGCGCTGATTTTATTTATCATACTACTAGTTTTAAATCTTTCAAAGTTTCATTAATCCTATGAATGCCTGCATCGTAATACTCTTTATCAATTTCAAAACCAATAAACTTTCGATTGGTATTAATACAAGCCACAGCAGTAGAACAACTTCCAGAGAACGGATCTAATACGATATCACCCGGTTGCGTGACTAATGCTAATAGCCGTTCAATCAACCTAACCGGCTTCTGGGTAGGGTGAATAGCACTATAATGGTCACGCACTTGTTTGATTATCGATTTTTCACTCGTGCCGACTTCCATTGAAGATATGACATTACATGCCCTGTCACCTATCATCATATCACCGTGAAGGTTGTTTTTATTGGATTTATTATCTTTATATAAATCAGTCCTTATTATTGATCTCTCTGTACATCCATTTGTCATAGCCCTAGATACAGCAGCGCATCGATCTTCTCCCATGAACCCAGTTTGAGCAGTTGCATGATATCCATGCTTTTTGTTTTCTTTATAAGAAGCTGTATTGTTGATAAGAAAATTTTCCACTTCCTTTAAAGATTTAGGATTATGAAGTATAGTCCTCAACCTCTTTATATCCGCTAATATCGAATCTATATCATTACATTTAGCCTCTATATAAGGTATCTTGCATCTATTTATTTTCCCTTTTCCTACACAGTGTATACTAATAGTCTCATGAACCCTCAATAGAGGCAATAGAGGGGATGTTATATATGACTTATTCCATATAACTTCTTCCTTAAAAGAAAAGCCTAATTCGGAAAGAATAGTGTTCCAACGATAAAAGGAAGTGCCTCTCCCGAACAAAACCACAAATCCATTAGGTTTTAAGACACGTGCAAATTCAAGAAATAAGGATTGTTCATCAAACGGACGCTCCAATTTTTGCCCTTTCAAATACAGATATGGTGGGTCAGTTAAGATACAGTCTACACTTGCATCAGGAATACGCTTAATTCCTTCCTGGCAATCTTCGTTATATATTTTATTTATTTGATTCATCACTCTTTACTTCTTTATTGTTGTTAATCCTATCAACCAAACTATTAAACTTCCCATTAACATAAATCCCAATTCCAAATATACTGCCAGCATATATCAGACATTGAGCAAAAAACCACAATACACTGTCATGAACCTGACCTAACGGCTCTACAACAAAACCTGCAACGGATAATCCGACTCCAGCAAACAACATTCCCACTGCGGTCCATACTTGTATATCTTCTTTTGTATTCTTTTTCATACTAAACAGGTTAGATAAACGGTCAACAATGAAATTACCTCAATCCAGAACATCGGCTTTCTCTTTATGAAGTCGGAGATGAAGTTACCGGTCCAGTGCTCACTCATGGAGATAGCCATGTACGCAATGAATCCAGCCCATAACAATAACCAATACCAAGAATTGCAACCTACCCATATCTGGGAGAAGATTAAAGACATAGCAGCACCGATACAATGGGCGGTTTTCTGGCTTCCTTTGAAATTGGGAGATACACCCAATACAATCATCCCGACAACCGAAAGGAATACAAGAAACTGGCTGTTTCCCGTACTTGCTTCAAATGCTGCCGGAAGAAGCAATGCACCGGAGCCGATCATGCACAAACCGAACCAAAACTTATGCGTCAGGGCATAGTAGGTGTCACTGATAGAGTAAGGAATTTCCTTCATCTTCTTTATCATTGCAAAGACATAGCCGGCAATGAGGATGAACGATATTAATACTAGTAGAATCATAGCTTTATCTGTTTATAGTTTATAATACAAAATTGAGTTTCTCCGGATAACCGGTTTTATAATTATAGTAATTAACCTCTTCTTTGCTAAGCAAATTTTTCACGGCTGCAATATGAGCCTGTGTAGTATTGTAGCAATCAAGAGCGTATAATTCTAATTGGTCAAGCATATTTAAGGCGTCATTTACGGGAATTACATACTTCTCCGCATTGTACCACAAAGTAGTATATACCCGGCCCGCTTCTTTTTCTATGTTTATTGAGTTGACTAATCCTACACGGGTGTCTTTATCCAGCCATATTTGTTTTCCGTCCAGCGTCAAGGAGTTTACAGCATCCGACTTGTCGTAAGCGTTGATCTCTGCGATCTTTATCTCTTTCAATTCATCAATGGTGTACTCATGCTCAACCAATACCGGGTAACCGCTTTCGTTCTCCTTGATTTCTTTTCCGGATGATTGACCGTCAAGCAATTCCTGCCAGTACTCCACCGATATTTCTACTGCTCCTTCTTGTGGTTTATCATAGAAACCATTTTTCCAATATATTTTTCCCATAATATTACCTCCTTATTTCCATCTACCAATTGCAAACCATGTAAAATTCCAGCTAGTCCAAACAATAGCCGGAGTTGAATTTATTCCACGGGTGAGAACTCTACAATATGATGTATATTTACCATTAAGGTCATACCCCGGAGCATATATAAAAGATTCACCTGTATTATTTACTGCTCCAGTGAAATAAATGTTATAATCAGTATTATAGAAACTGGTAGGAAAATACAGATTAATTGCCCCCCCGGTTGCTCCGACTCTTGTCCCCCACTGTATCAAAAGCCCATTATTGAACTTGGCATAACCGTTTGCTCCCAAAGAAACCGTCATAGCGTTGGAGAGGTCTGCTTTAGCCAAGTTGGGTATCATTGCCAATAGTTCTTCAATCCTAGCTCCCGAATATTGACTGTTATAATCACTCATAGAACTTACTCTTTATAACGTTAAACGTACTGCCGTCAGACAGTATAAACCGTCCTTCGGTCACTGCAAATGCCTGTCTTTTCCCTTCTTGAGATACCGTAGTAGAAACGGAAACTGGATTATTGCCCTTAGTAGTCGAGAACACGACAGTTTGTTGCCTGTCCAATCCTTCATTGGCAACATCGCTCATTACGCTTGCGGCTCCATTAGGGCCGGGCGTAATGACAATGTTTCCTTCTCCTTCCTTCCAAGGTACAAGTATATCCATTATGCGGCAGTCCAAGAAGTGTTAGACGTAACAGCAACGGAAACAGCTGAACCGTTTTGAGGAATTGTAATTTCTGTTGGGGAAACGGATAGTTTTGCGTCTCCTGCTGCCTGTTTGATTGCAATCTGTACAGCCTGACCACCGTTTGCGGTTACTTTTAATGTTCTTACAACTTCTTCAATAGTTTCATTTGCTGGGAATTCAAGTTCTATGGAGAATGGGAACTCTGCTGTAGCACCTGGGTCACCTGTGATGCTAGCCGCATTATCTGTCTGTGTCCCATTCGCACTATATTTCGCTGGAATGGAAACATCTGATACGCTACCCGCCCATGCAAAGGTCAGCTTTTGAGAATTAGTCTTACCTTCAACTGTGACAGTCCCGGCAGCTTTGGGCGCAGACATTTCCGCTCCGTTATCAAAAGATGCAAACTCGGATTTAGGAGTTTGAGTTACTTTATAAGTTGCAGGAGTAGATACTCCGACACCCGTTATTGTCACCGTACCGGTTCTAGCTGTACGACCTGTATGAGCACTTGCACTGTTTGCAATTGTCCCATTTCCGCTTCCAGTTGAAGGGTTTAAATTTAACCAGCTAGGCTTTGCCATAATTCAAATCATTAAGTAATTAAACAATAAAATTTTATTCTTTTGTTGCTGTGGTCCATACCACATTTGACAATACATCTACGTTATCTTCAAAGTTATTGGAGGGAATCAACCAGATGTAATCAGGCTCTACTCTCAAATAAGCATCTTTGCCAACGTCACAGACAATCCCTACCGACACTTTAATTGAACGGCTGGGATTTACAGAGACATTTATCCCAGACAAAGGAGATGTGCCCACCTTTATTCCTTTCGAGGCTTCTATGTTAACCCGTATGCATCCCATATTATACAATTCTTATTCCGGTTGCCGACTTGTCTACCTCCGGTCTTATTCCTCCTTCATAATCAGTGTCAGGAAGATAAGCCGTGGTTTCTATCCAAATTTCTCCCCTCCCTATGATGTTGGTATCAAGGAAACAAGTATAGCTGTTCTTATCATTACGTACCATTTCCGACTTCTTGATCGTCTGGGAATTGAGAGTTACAGAGAACTTGCATTCGAAATCTATGTCATCCATTGTCAAGCCCGAAGGTAGTTCAATAGATACTGCTAATTTTATGATCGTTCCTTTTGCTACCATTGTTTTCAACTTATTTATTCTTCTTGTGATATTGTTATGACAATAGGTTTAATATCAGCATACTTAATCAATATTCTCGCTATTCTCGTTGCGCCTGTTGCATTAGAATGAACGCTGAAAGTATATGTAAACTGCGATCCGGATATTGATTTATTAGTGTAATCTATCCAATTAGTTCCGCCATCCAGTATCTCATACTCAACATCTTCTATTTGCAATGCCGATAAATCAGAAGGGAATGTAATCGATACGTCTTGAGCAGCATTTGTTACCCGTCTAAGATCTCCTCCTGATAAGCCGATCCACGAGCCGGTGCTTTTTTGCGTAAGAGACATCGCTACTTCGGTAGAGTGTGAATCCACCATCACTATATCGCCAACTCTATCCATATTACTCTCATTGGCATTCACGGTCAAGTATACTTCTGTCATAGTAGCTTCTCCGTCTGTTCCTCCGGCTGATACATCCATTTGCGTAAATGATGCTTGATCTGTCACAACCCAGCTACTATCACAAATGACATAATAGCGCATTTGAGTGTACGATCTTGGAATATCGTTTTTTGGTACAATAGTAGGTGTCGGTCCTATATAAATTAACGTTCTATATGTTATAACATTGTTATATGCTCCCATCTGGCCTACAGTGATGATATGACCTTCCGTTGCTTCATCCGCTAATTGCAAAGCAATTAATCCAGCACGAGGATCTTCTTCCGAACTGTACAACACATCTATCTTGATGTATATTTTCCCGTCAGATTTTTGCAAAGAACAGGTGACCCAACCAACGGTTAAAGATTTAACAAGAATATCCGCTATATCTACGTTGGTATCCAATTCTAGTAATTGGCTGCCTTCGTTGTTTGCATTAAAGAATACGTAGTTAGAAGTCGGGCGCACATAGGGAGTAGAATCTACAGCCGATTGCATCACGTTAAATGAGGCTACATTCCCATTAGCGTAAAACGCTACATATCCAGAACGAGATTCACCTGTGTTATTTTCCGAAGCCGACGCCATAACAGTCATAGTTCCGGAAGGACCTTGATAGTTATCAAGAGAAATCCAATCGGGCTTTTCAGACGCTGACCATTCTGTACTAGAGGTCACTTGTACAGATGCACTACTTCCTTCTCCGTCAAATTCAACGCTATTCGGAGATACCATAATAAAGTCTCCTTCGGCTGTCTGGGTAACAACACAGCTAGCTCCTTCTCCGCCTTCTACCACTGTTACAAAACCTATGTCATCCTCTCTGGATTCACTTGTGGTATTCGGGGAGACTGTTACCGTTATATCAAATTCTCCGGCTCCTCCGCTTTCCTGGGATAAAGTAACCCAGCTCGGGTGATAATCAATTTGCCAGTCTGTATTGGCGGATACGTGAATAGTATAGTCTCCGCCTTGGCGGATGACAGATAAGGTGTCTTGATCGATGGTGACGGAGGGAGTTATACTTCTTTGTATAATATCTAGTTCTATATCATTTAATTCATTAGTTGAAAAAATAAGTTTTCCTACTCTTTGTCTTCCTGTAGTATTTTCTACTAGTTTTAAGATAATATTTTTATTCCCACTACCATAATTATTTCCTTCATAGCTTATAAAGTCGTTTCCTTCCGTTATCTCAAACTCCCAGTTTACATTTGATTTTACATTAACAATGTAAGATGTCCCAGTCATAACAATAGGATTTGGAGAAAGGAACAAATATGCATTTTTGTTTTTCTCTAAAAGAATCGTTGTATTGAACATCTGTCCATCTTCAGATATTTGAGTCTTTTCAGGAACTGAATTTCCAGAACGAACGTATCTTTCACCGTTTACAAAAAAATAAGTTAAAGATAATATATTGTTGACAAATTCGATCATCCAATATGGAATTCCAGCCGCATTTCCACACGTAAGGTTATAAGTTGCATAAGGAACTGAATACAACTCTACAATGTTTTGAAGCTGATTACGAAATTGCTCATTTTCAACCTTAAAGTCGATTCCTCCTGGCTTGAATCCTCCTTCTATTCTAAATTCAAACACCTGTTGAATATTCCCAACCCAAAATATATTGTTAAAAGGAGAATTATTGTCTTCATTTGAATACTCAATCAGGCATGTTTCTTGCAAAATAGAAGGATCAGAACAAACCACAAAAGGTTCACTTTCATATATACTCCCTGAATTGCTTTCTTGTACTAACAAGCTATAAACAGAATCACCCAAATTACTTATTTGGGCATAATAGAGTGTTGTAGAAGAATTTATCTGATACGATGTAAGATTAACCGTAGTTCTTGAACCTGATACCAGATCATTTATAGATGAAGATACAACATCTCCGCTATCGTCTGATAAAACTTGAATTAAAATCCTGTCAGTAGTGTAGAATTTTTGGATATAGTCTATATCCTGCTGGAAATCGTTCTTTATAGGATTAAAGAACAATGGACAGATGTCACCTATTTTAATCATACGGTCTTTTCGTTCTTAAATGGGTCAGAGTGTCACATAACACCTCAATGCAAATATAGTAATTTTATATGAATGTACATCCTCCTTTATTACTTTTTTATATTCTTCACAATCAAACTATAACTAGCCGATTTATCTTTGGCTATATTTAATTTTAATTGTTTGATATACCCTGTAATAACCTCTCCTTTGTTATTTAAAGATACCAACCCTAACAAATCATCCGGAGCACTAATATCGCTAGTCTCTACTTCAACCTCTAATACCGTAAATAATCTTTCAGGGATTGAGAAATCATCCGTCTCTTTTACTCCATCTATAGAAACATCGCTATTCCCATCGGAAGAAGCGAATTTAAGAAGGTTAGTACATGCTCCAATATATTTCTTGTTGGCTTCCAACATGAAGCGTGGGGAGTAATTGAGGTTAAACATTGTGTCCGGACTTAGCAGACCGGAAAGCTGGTCTTCAGTATATGGTCTGTATAAGGGCAAAGGCTGGCCTACCGGTACGGAATCATCACATTCTACGAAGAAAACATCATTGTCACTATCGTTATCCGTTGTATCTTCTCCCCTCTTCTGTACCAGAAACTCTATCCCGTAAGCATCGGCACGGTACGGGCTTATCAGAGAAAGAGTATTGTCGGTTAGTTTTAAGCCTGTACTAAATTCATTGGTAAAACGGAACTCGTCACGCCCATTAATTGAATCGTAATCTTGCTTGTCATACCCAACTTTCACAGAGGAATAGATTAAAGAATCGTTCACAGAAAATTCATAGTCGTTTATTTCTGTTCCCAAGTCCTTGACTACCGTTGAACTAAACAGCTTGTCACGGTGCATAAAGGTTACGGTGTTTTCATTTATAACCGGCACATAGCCAAATTCCGCCTCCATCCATTCGCAAAACTTCTTGTAAGAGGTGTATATTTTAGCTTTAGGAAGTCCACGGGCACTTTCAGCAGCCATGATATACGTCCTCTCTAATAGTCGGTTAAACTCAATTGGAGTAATTCCTCCAGATGATGGAAGTGTTACATCAATAACTCCTTTGTGATCTATCGTGTTTTCTGTCATACTATCCAATAGCTTGGAAAGGATGGTATTGGGAGAGATTACGTCGATATCAACTGAATTTATTTTAGATTTAAAATTTACTCCAAAAGAAAAGTTAGGAAATGCAATATCGATATTATTTGATACAATACTGATGAAATATATATGTATTGCAAAAATTAAGGATTCTCCTTTTGACAAATCAACAGGTATAACCTCATTTATATATTTATATATACCATCACTTTCATAGGATTTTACCTCTGAAACATTTCCTGATGAATCTTTTTTAAATATTAACAAAAAGAAATTTTTAATTCCTCCTTCCTTCGATGTTGCATAATAATCAGTTCTAAAATTAATGTCAACATGAATATCAGACAAGGCTTCTACAAAAGGAGAACATTCATTTAAATTTGATAGTTCTGTAAAAGATACGTCATCAAAACGCAGTGGAGAATCCAACTTTGGAAGTTCACTATTATCTAGTTTGTATAAAGGTATTGAGTAAAAGTAAGGCTTCCCTACAGTAGCAACGTTTTTTTGAATATTTATATATGCCACTCCATCCGATTCATAAGATTGTCCTCCTAATGTGTATTTGCCTTCATACAGAAATTTAAGACCGTCATACTTTAGATTGCTAGTCTGAAGATCAGCTACCAGATATTCATATTGAATGCTCTTCTTCGCCTTGATAATAGCAGCTAATGTATTGTCAATGGCATTAATAGAAATTACATATCCATCTTCCGAATAAGTAGAAAAGTCCAGTGCACACCGGAAAATCTCGTCATATTCCCAACTGTTGTTTCTCAATGAAAAAATGACGGTAGCTGCAGCATCAAGATATTTAGAATAAAATTCACTCTTTAGAAGATTATACGCTTTTTTTACAAACTCAAACTTTGTAGAAAACGTTCGTACTACTCCGTCGTAGTTTGACCTCTTCTGGGATAAATCAAAATCATCCCAATTTTTCAAATCATTGGTGACATCATATCTATTTTCTTCAATCAGAAGTTCACATTTAAACATATTTATTTACGTTTTATTGATTTACTCATAGCCTTTACATCTTCACACATACGCTTTACCATGAAGGCGTATTCCTTTGCGCTGATCTCATTCTTCCGGATCTGCATCCCGTAATGAGACATAACGGCTACACGTTCACGGACAAAGTAGTTTTTATCCATTTTTGAGGCACTTTCCGGCTTTTCCTTGGCATTTATCCGCTCAAGCATATATTTACTCATAGAAAGGATGGAAGCCGCTTTCTTGCGTATCTTATCGTGTTCGGAAGGGAAATAAGAGAATCCAAACTCTGAAAGAATATGCGCTGCGTCCGCCCAATCCTTGTTTTTAATCATGATCTCAACTCCCTTCATGCACTCAATTTTTATGTGAAGGTTGATGATATTGTTTCTTTGGGACATTTCTGATAGAAAAGAAGCTCCTCCGATTATTTCCATGTATTCGGTGATGAGCTTTTCCGATTGTTCAGAAAGTTCTTCTTCGGAGTGTTCTCCTTCGATAATAAGCTTGCTTTTATCTCCGGTAAATACATCTATGAATGTATCTAGGGGGATTTTGTCTAGGTCGGTGTATAGCATAATGAATACCTTAGTGAGATAAATACATATTAAAAACATCAATATGATAGATATTGACTTGTCCGTAGTTGGCATCAAAGATCTTTTTTACATCATATCCATGTTCGAAAGACAAAGCTTTCAATGCCCTCCAGTTTATTTTCCTCCAATTTAGACCATTTTCTTTTGCGTATCTTTTAATAGAAAACCATTCCTTAGATTCATCTAATTGCTCTTTTTTTTGCTCCAACAAGGCTTTCGTCTGCTTATTTTCTAGTTGAAGTCTCTCCCTCTCTTCTTCGGCTTGTATCACCATTAAAGCAAGTTCCTTGCGGGAAAGTTCTTTTTGTCCGGTGAGGATTTCTTCACAAGAGATAAAATACTTTCGTGCTTGTTTACCTCGCTCGTTGTTTTCAATCATTGAAAGTTCTTTTGCCATACTTATAGAAATAGCGTATTCAATAGCCGGGCGACCTCCTTTGGGGTTTTCGCCAAAATTGTTGAAAACCTGATAGTCTTTATTTTCAATGAAATCATATTTTTCTATCCGGTCTTTTATCCAGTTAGAAAAATCTCTTTTACTTTTAAGAAAAGCATGTAAATCACGTGCATTAACAGCTTTTTTCCCGCCATTGTTCTCCTGAATAGGAATTAATTCTTTTAAGTTTTCCATAATAAAGTAACGTGCTCCTTCACACGACGATTAAGTTATGTTAATAAACAATTGGTTCATCATTAGTTAGATCGGGTGGGCATAGCCTCTTTCTCATACCTTCTCTTTCTTGTTCCATAGCCTTTATTCTTTCAGCAAAACCACCTTTACTAGAAGCCAGATTTGAACTGTTTGTTTTTATATTTGGACATTCTTTTTTTAATAATTTTTCTATAACAATAGAACTAAACAGCATTTTTAAGGCTACAGATTTTTCTCCCAGATCTTCATCATGTACAACGCAATCTTTGCCTTTCATTTTATCCCACAATGCTTCAGACAGTTTATTTCCCGAAAGATTAAATATACAAGATATATCATCTCTTTCTAATTCCACCTTTAATGTAATCTTTTCCATATCACTTATTCTTGGTTATTACAGTCTTCTTAAAATCGAACGCATATCAGACGCTCTTGATATTTTTCTCAATGTTCGGTTGGTCTTTCGACTTTCTCCGTACAAATCATCAAATTTCCGTTCCAATCTCGTATAATCGTTATTAACGTTAACAATCACCGGATCACCGTCATTACCTCTCCTTTGCTTATCCAGCATTAGAGCGTCAGAGTGCAAAGACATCTTGCGATAATCCACCAAATTAGGGATAACTCTTGCTCTCTTTGGAATATCTACCAATGTGGGGACAGATGGAGTGATATAAGCTCCGTTATCTGTTTCAATCACTTCCTGTCTGCCTCCATCACCGACAATAGCCAATCCTCCGGGATGGTCTTTGGTTCCCTTTGCGTATTTGGGTACAGGTTGAGCGGCAATAATTGCAATTTGGGCGGCTCCCATGGCAGCTATAACAGCTGCAAGAACAGCACCTGCAATAGGTCCGGCCTGCGCAAAGGCTTGCATTATTGCTAGAGAGGTGGCAATAGTGGTTTGAACGATAGAGTTAGCCTTTTGCCACTTGGCCTGCCTTTGCTCCAATTCGGCTTTTTGCTTTTCCAGTTCCTTGTTTTTTTGTGCAGTCCTATCTTCTGCCGCTCTCTTTCTTGCTTCCGCTTCCTCCGTAGAGATAACCCCATCTTCTGCCAGCTTTTCTATACGTTCTATCTCTTCTTCCCCGGCTTCCTCGTTCTTTTCCTGTTGTTCTTCTATCTTCTCTATTTGTTGGTCGTACATTCCAACCATGATAGAAGTTAGCCCCTCCGATATTGCACTGATACTACCTAATAAATCTTCAATTTCTAGTTTACCATCACGGACAACTTTTGTAATTAGGCTCATCAACCCACTAAATAACGTGCCTAATCCATCTACTGCATTATTGCTGACATATTCCAAATGCTGTAATGAAGCCTCCAACTCTGCCCAATACTTCTTTTCATCTTCTGTTTCTTCATCTCTGGCTTTTTTCTTAGCGTCACGTACTTCATTAGCTAATTTTATTTCAGCTTTCGCTAGAGCTTCTTTTATTTTAAACTTTTCCTCATCAGACAAACCGGAAATCTCTATTTGCTCTTTGAGGAGATCGATCGCTCTTTGAGCTTCTTGAAGAGCGTATTTTTGAGTTATTTCAGCTTTGTTTTTTTCGTATTGTTCTTTAGAAATGATTCCCTGCCTATATCGTTCTAATTCATCATCAATCTCTTTCTGCATGTTTTGGGAAGATACAATAGCTAATGTTGCATATTCTCGTTGCTTCTCCTCCAATTGATACTTAACAGAATCTTCTACCCTCTTCCTTTCTTCTTCGTCTATTTTATCCAGGTATTTTTTGTCAATAGCCAGCAACTCATTTCGAAGTATTTCTTCATAATTAGCCCTTAACTTATTTTCTTCCTCTGAATTACCTTTGATGGATGCTATATTTTCCTCATACTTCTTTTGTACTGTTGCTCTTTCTTTTTCATACTCGTCATCTATAAGGGAAATACGGGTATCGGAAAGGCGTTTAGCGATGTCTTCTTGATATTTAGCTTGTTCATCAGCAGCTTTCTTGTTTCCATTTTTATCGCCAGTTATTCCCGAAACATTCACTAATTTTTCTAATGCTTTAGACGATTTCTGATAAGAATCTTGGAGAGATTCCTGCTGCTCTATCTCTTTGTCAGTTTCTTTTATTCGTTCTTTTAAGGCCTCTATTTCTCTCGCTAGACCAACATAAGATTCTGGCCTAGCCCTCGTTTGTGAAAGTTGTTGCACTGTCGCTTCTTTAGCTGCTAATTCTTGTTCTAATCTTTGCCGTGTTATATATGCAATGTTTTTAGATACTCCAGCCTGAAATGATTTATACCAATTTTGAGCAATCTGATCAGCAGCAGCAGTAGCTTTTGCATTAGCTATTATCAGGCTAGTTTGTTTTTGTATTGCCTTAGATACTTCTCCATTTTTTATAGATTCATTTGATAAATTATTAAGATGTTCAGGAAATGATTTCTTTAACTCTTTTACAGCATCATTTCTCTCTTTAGTTGATCTTGTTACGTCTGTGGCTATTTTATATAGACTTTTAAGCTTTGTTACTTCATCAGCACTTTGTTTAATACCTGAAGATAATACACCATTCAAATCTCTTTGAGAAAGATATAAGTTTCTTGTCGCTTTCTCCCCTCTAACTAAATTAGCTACCCAATTCATTATATCTTTCCCATATACAGAAAGCAAAGTAATACCTACTACCAAAGCTGTTTGCCAACTAAGAATAGATTTTGTAAGCTGCTTCCATACAGGAATACCTTTTTGTCCGGCTTCCTGCATTGCCTGATACTCTATTCTTGCTTTCTTTAATTCATCAACAACCATCGGCAAGTTGTTGGATATTGCAAGGAAGAAAGTATTCCATCCGACAGCCAAAGATGGCAATTCACGTGCGACTTGCTGAACCGACATGTTTAATCCATTCCAATGAGATGCATAATTACCTACATTTCTTTGGTAATTACCCATTTGGGCATCCATAGACTTTAACTCATTTTTTAAAGTCTGTATTTGCCGTAAAGTATTTTGCCCTTCAACTCCCAAAAATGAATCTTTAGGCATATTTTTCAGCCTTTTTTCAAGAGCTAATACTGCAGCATTCATCTCATTATAACTGCTAGCTGTTGAAATGATAACTGCTGAATGATTCCGGATTAAATTGGAATATTGCTTGTTTTGCTCCGATAGCTCTGTTTGTCTTTGTTTTAACAGGGCTGATTTATTGAGATATTCAGTAATTCCAATAGCCCCATTCTTATACTCCTTATCCAAAGACTTTAATTCATCGCCAAGCTCTTTTATTCGAATTTTATTCTGAATCGTATCTGCTGTTAATTTAGTAACATGGCTATCATAGGTTAATATGTTATCAACTATTTCTGTGTATTTTGCTTCTGTAGTTGAAATAGCCTGATTCAGTTGATTTGCCGATTGCGCATAAGACTGATTGGCTTGTGCAGCTGAATTTTGTGCACTGGAGGTACTTTGAAATTTAGAAGAAAGCACATCAAGAGAACTTGAAAGCTTATTTATGGTTTTTGTCAGATCATCAAATTGCTTAGGCAACGTATTCAACGTAAGCAATTTGGTTACCTTGTTGCCATAGTCTTCCAATAGTTTATTCTGTCTTTCCTGAATAGACGCCAATTTGTTTTGGGTAGTAATCAGGTTGTTTAACGCATTATTATACGCATTGGATTTATCGGAAAGTTCTTGATAATTTTTAGGACTGGATTTCATCCCACTTGCCAATAGCTCTATAAATTGCTTATAGGCGGCATAGTTTTCATTGAATTCTGTTTTTAGCTTCTTTAGATCGTCGAAAACGCCCTGATCGACTACATCGGTAATTTTTAATTCATTAGCCATATAACGTGCGAATTAAGTACCATGCCACTTGACACAGTTTCCGCACAAATATAAAAAGAATTGGCGAATTTTACAAGCTATTTAGAATCAATAAAGATAAGATATACCGATGTATACGAGAAAGCCGTGAACCCATAGAAGGGAACACGGCTTCTCATTTGAATTTAAAAGTTCTGAATTTATAAAGTAGCAGATTGTAACTCCGCTCCGATATTCTTTATGGTATCGAGAATCTTCTTTGTAGTTGATTCTCCGGCAAATGCAAGCCCGTTTTTGTATTGTCGCATTTTAGACTCATTGATCCCTGCCTTTTTAGCAAACTGGCTCACATTAATCCAATCAAAGTAATTAAAGAAAGATTGAAGATCGTATTTAAAAGTTACATCTATATGCCCCACTTCATCAGGAAGAACATTACCTTCTTCTGCAATCATTTCCTTTGCCTCTTTAATACTTTCCATGAAATCAGCTTTTGCCTCTTCCACACTTGAACCATATCCGCCCAATCCGTGATTAAGCAGCATATCATCCGAATAGATGGAATATAAACCATCTGTTCCCTTTTCAATAATAGCAAGTATTTTCATAACTCTTTGTTTTTGATTTGAAATTTAAAAGCCATTGAAATGTGTTTTCTCAATTTAGTAAGAAAGTAGCAGGGATTAAATCCCCGCCATCTTCTTAATGCTCTTTAATGTGCCGTCTCTCATTTCTTGACTTTCATGTCTTGGTACTGGAAAAGTCTGTTTGGTTATCGGACTATACCATATATCATGATTAGCACCATGACGATGAATAAAACAGCCGGCCTTCGTTAGCATCCTTACTAACTCTGATACTTTCATAATTTCAATGAGCTTTTAAATTCAATACAAAGGTAACGTTTTTGTTACTATTCTCCAAATAAAACAGTAACAAATTTGTTACTACATTGATTATTTAACATATTTAGCCAGAAATGAGGTAAGAAAGAAGGAAAAAGAAAAGTAAATAGAAACAAAAACCGCCCCTCTTGCGAAGGGCGGGAAGGAGTTAGGAAACAGACGAATAATATCTTTCTATTAGTATTTTACAGCCACCCCTGTAACTTCATATACAGTACGTGACGAACCGTTTACTTTATCTTTTCTAATAAGATCAAACTTTATGATTCCATTAGCTCCAATCTTTTTTGCTTCTTCAACTGATAGCGATATCATTCTTTCCAAAGTTGGAACATAATATACTGGAGTCCATTTACCTCCCTCCTCACGTACATGGTCTTTATGTTCCTTTTTTACATTTGTTCCTACATAAAACTCTAGTTTTATCAAGCCGATAGGTTCAAAGTCCTTATTCGATATGTCTGTAGGGTTTATCGTAAAATTGGGGTCTTTTATGTATTCTCTAAAATCTATAGACCATCTTTTCTCGGAATAATTATAATTAACTGTAGTACAAGATGCAGCTGTGAATAACACTGCTAATAAAAATAAGATATTTTTCATGATTGTGTGTATTTTAAATTAATAATTCATCATTCCACTAAGGTTCATACCTAATGAAATTCCAAATCCTACTCCCATGTATTTATTATAATAAGATTCTAAGCCTATCATCCAGCTTTTCATAATAAAATCATACTCTAACCCTATTTGATAATTTACTCCAGTTTTTTTTGATTTTTCATAACTTATAAGATTGTACTCATCTGACAAATACTCAAAATTATACCTTTCATATCGTTGCCATATCTCTTGGTCTGATCCGTACCCAATCCCTGCTGATATATATAATGGTATATTTTTTATAATTCTAAATGTAGGACCAACTACGATACTCCATTTATTATTTTTATCTTTTTCATCAGATATAACTTCTGTATTGTAATTATAATCAATATCTGTTTCAAAATTACGTTGAGGTCCAAATCCTCCATAGTTGACAAATATTCCCCATGTTTTCTTCATAGCCATAGACATATTGAATGCCGAACCTTGCGAATAAGAATATCCAACTTGATAAATAAAAGGGTAGTCTCCGTTTTTCTTAGTTTGAGAAAATGACAATACAGGAAATAAAAATAATATAAAACTAAATGCAATTCTATTCATATTTTGTGTGTATTATGGTTGTACGGAGGCAAATTAACACAGAAACACACAAATAAGCAAATTTTACTCGATTAATTTGAATTTAGAACCGCATTTTGGGCAGATTATAGTATTTTCCTCCTCTTTTTGATCACCTACTAACTCTGAAATAGTAACTTCAAGTGCATTCGCTATATCCTTTAATTTGTCTAAACTAGGATTACCAACTATGCTCTGATTTAAAGCAGATGCAGAAACCCCCATTTTCTTCGCAAGTTCCGCTTGGCTAATGCCCTTTTGCTTGCATATTTCTTTAACTCTTAACATATACCTAAATTTTATTATTTGAGTGCAAAAATACAATTATTTAGTTATTTCTAATATAAACACCATACAAAATTTAGACAAAGATTAACTATTAACATATTTTACACATAAAATCAATGCTGTATTATTTAGATATACCTATATTTGCATCATAATAATTTAGATATAGCTAAAGATATATGAAACGTTACAATTTATCCCAAATAATGAAATCCGCTTGGCGCTCTTACAAACGTGCCGGCAACGAAAGAACGTTCTCCGAATGTCTGAAATCAGCTTGGAGCCTTGCGAAACTGCAAGAATACTGCTCACCGGAAGCAGTAAAGACTAGAACGGATCAGTTCTTGGCGGAAAGACATGAAGCCATGAGCAACGCTGCTAAGGCTACAATGGATAAGGGGTACAATAATAAGAGCATACCGGCATCGGCTTACTATACGGCTAGTACAGGAAGATACGGTGCTCATTACGTAGGAGATTAATAAACAATGTGAGCAGGCGTTCAAAGCACCTGCTCACCATAAACAACTTAATTATATGAATACATCAGTAGTTTACGACTACAAAGGTAGTCAAATTTCTTTTATGAGTGGCGAAAATACAATGATTAACGCTACACAAATGGCAAAGCCATTCAATAAACGTACAAATGATTGGCTTTCTCTAAAACAAACTAATGAGCTAATTCTTTCATTATCAGCCAAAACGGGAATTCCCGCAACGGGATTAGTTATTGTAAATCAGGGTGGTAACAATCAAGGGACTTGGTTATATGAAGATTTAGCACTAATTTTTGCTCAATGGCTGTCTCCTGATTTCTATTTATGGTGCAATGACCGTATCAAAGAACTCCTAAAGACCGGAGTAACGACCGTCTCTAATGACGATGAAGCGATAGCCTACGCCATGCAAGTACTAAACAGACGCCTAGAGCAAGCCAAAGCGGAGAAGAAACAACTGGAACAGCAAAACGCCAAGCTCCAGCCAAAGGCAGCCTTTGCCGACGCAGCCTTCGCCACCGACGACAAGGTAGACATAGGAATGTCCGCCAAGATCCTAAAGCTCGGATTCGGGCGAAATACCCTATTCGACAAGCTAAGGAAAGCGGGCGTATTCTTCGCCAACCGAAACGAGCCCAAACAGAGGTTTATTGATGCCGGATACTTCGAGATGAAGGAGAAGTTTATTGAGCGCAACAATCATCCGGGATTTGTAGTAACCAAAGTGCTAGTTACCCAAAAGGGATTGGCTTATCTGAACCACCTGTTTGGCGGAAAGCCTTCAGACGGAAAGCTAGCCAAGATAGTATAACACGCATCACACATTTACAGCAGTCCGTTTCAATGCCGGACAGCCACAAGTATATCGAAAAATAAAACGAATCACACGAATCACACTAATAAAAATATATCACTATGGACACGCATTTAGCACATGAAATAGAAGAATCTCTGTCAGTCATGAGACGGCAGAATAGAGAGATAAGAAAGCTTATTTTAAAGGAGTGCGACATGAAGGTAACAAAGTGTACCGGAAAGTCCAAACCTCCAAAATTCGACCTGAAAACGCTTAATAAGAATTTAATAAGATAATCCGACGACCAAATCGGGCTACATCTCTGTTAAGGAGGTGGGGAAAGGGTAGCCTTAGGGCTGCCCTTTCTTTATGTCTGTACTCATGCAACGTTTCGCTCCCGGACCATATTTGAGATAATAGCGTAAACCTTATCCAAGATATTATTTCTTTCCGCTATTTCAAGTTTTGTTTCTCCCTTGAACTTCTTCTTATAGTTACTAATAGAAATGTGATAGAGGTAATATAATTGCTCATAAACCTTGTGCCAAACGTCCTGTTGTCTAGTGTTGGTTGCCGAAGCATATTTGTTCACCAGTTGGCGGATCTTATCACGAAGAGAAATTTCCGGTACCTTTTCAGATGAAACAGCAACCGCTAACAACAATTTCCCGTTTTCTTCTCTCTCCTGCTCCATCGCGTCCAGCCTCTTTTCTACGTTTTCAATCCGTTTGCTTTGTTCAAGCAAAGCTTGTGCGGACTGGACCAGTATTTCAAGTTGGGATAATGGCTTCTGTTCGGCTACTTTATGAAAAACTTGTCTATATACCTCAAATACAGGCCGAACCTTCCGAGCAATAAAGTATTCGAAACAAGACAAAGAAAGCTTATAATCATCTTTAGGACGTCCATTGAGGTTTTTGCCATTTTGGGCAAAAAGTATATAATCCTCATTTTCAATGAAGTTAGCTTTTAACGCTCGTGTAGCTTTCCCTCTCTCTGAATAGACAAGCGGCCATACATCGTCAATATTTACTGGATAAAGTTCATTTTTCTCTTTCAAAGCTAAAATAGCATTGAAATACTCTTTGATCTCTTCACTTGTACTTGATTTTGTCAATTGATCCATAATCATTATATTTGCATTTGCAACATAAAGTTAATACTATCCCCATCAGCGGCTCGGACACTTCCGCTTTTGGGGATTTTAATTTGTCCGATTTTGTAGCAAGCGAGGATTCGAACCTCTCACGCCTTACCGACTTGCTGAACCTGCCACGCCTGGCATATAAAAAAAGCGCCAAAGGCAAGCTCCTCACTTCTCACCGATGGCGTTATATCTTTCAGCCGTGAGGATAGCCGTATTATTTTCTATGCACAAATTTATTTCATATCCAATTATAAGCCTAAAATTTTCACTTCTGGAAAACCACAATAAGCGAATTGTGGTTTATTTGTCTTTTGGGACTAAAAACGACTTATGCACTAGTAAACTTATAGCAACTCACTATTTTGTTCTATTTTTCCTATGCTTTTTGTATACCCCCGTAATTTTTCTAACCATGCACCTGAAACATTGTTCTATTCTTCGTATTACGGATATATATATTCGACGAAAACGCCTTTGTAATCTTCTCCCTCTTTTGCATACCAAATACTGCCATCCTCTTTTCTGAATAGGACATACACAGATTTCTCCATTTTAGCCGCCTTCTTTGCGATTTCCCGCATTTTCTCTACAGAAGCAAGCCGTTTATTACCTTGACACCAACAACTCATAATACGCCAAATTTTGAAAAGTAATTTTTGAGAGCCGGGTTAAGTACATATTTGAGGAAGTATTCACGGGACTTCCCTCCTACTCCCAATATAGCACTTCCATACTTCCTTTCTATATCCGGTCCTATATCGCTTCCTCTCGTTTCTATCTTCAATCCCTTTGAGAACGAAGAGACACGTATAGAATCATAGAATTCCCCTGTTATAATGAGGTTGGGAGTATAAATATCCCTAGCCGGATAACCTTGAAAAGAAGGGGTCGGGCTTGTTATCCTCTTCTTCATCTTAGCGTACCCCTTTGCATTGTTCTTCCACTTCCCGGCTTCATCAGTAGCAAACCAAGGGTCATTCAAATAAGTCGGTCGCAATGGTTTATCATTCCCATTTACACCTGAATACAACTGCTCTGTCACAAATTCCCTAACAAGAGATTTGTTCGAATCCATGGTATTTTGAATCTCTCCTTCAAACCCATTAACAAAAGCTGTCACATTATCCAATGCTTCTTTTATTGTAGCCATACGCAAATTATAAGAGAAAAGGGAAGGCAAATGCCCTCCCCTTCCTGAAAACAAACCACTTTAAATAGTATCCTCTAAAGGAGACCTGACGCCTACAATCCTATCGTAGATATCAGAGAGGATATTTTCTTTTTCAGCTTCAGTCCGGTCAGAAAAAAGGACTTTATGTTTAGCAATAAACTCTTTTTTCTTCATTTTCCGCACTTCTTCGTCTACGAAATTGATTCCCTCGACTTTCATGATACCCATTGTTCAATGCCGACAACACCATTCTCTTGCAGAACCTTCGGAGACTTCAAGGAAGGAGTACCGGTTGCCGTGATAACCAGATTTCCATTTTCGTATTTAACAGCAGATACCTCACCATCAAAACAAGTTGTTGCACCTTCAGCCAATGCCGCACCGAAGAAAGAGGTAACATCAAGGCCACCAAAATGCTCTCTTAGTTTATAATTGTTTTCTCCAGTGTCGAGTTTTACGAGTTCAACATACACAAGTCCTTTCAAGGCTTCCAACACATCAAACTTATATACCTTATAATCGGCATTTTTTACGTATTTTTCGTAATCCTTGAACATCGTACCTACAGTAAGGTTGGCTTCCGTACCGGATGAATCCCAGTCTTGTCCACCTGGGTACACACCGGAAAGAGGAATACCTGCAAGAATGCCGGTTCCATCATTCATGCCGTACACAACATTGTTATCGTCTACAAAGTACGCATCAAAAGCGACGCCTTTGGCAGCCATAAGGTTCGCTTTCAAACTTGCATCGTATTCGTCTACAGTCCAGACATCATCCTTTGCAGAATAGGACGTAATTTTAGTAGGACCATATCCAGTAGCATTTTTGTTTGCTTCGCCACCAGACGGAGCGTATTCAATAATAGTTTTGATCGGGAAGATTCGATTAGGTCTGTCATCGTGACAAGCGGCTTCCAACAGTTCTGCAGTTGCATTTTCCGGAAGTTTGTACCCGTGCATTGTCAGGATAATAGCCTTTACCTTTCCGGGATCAAGCAAACATTTTGAAGTACCGGTATTAAATTGAGCTACACCGGCACATTCTCTAAAATCTATTGCCATAGCACTTAATATTTTTAATTTTAATATTTAAATTCTTTATCTCAATAGCGTCGATGAAATCTCTAAATGGTTTACCGTCAGCTTCCACTCCTTTTCTGCCATATCGGTAGTTTTCCGTGTATAAATGAGGAATTACACCGTTATATTCATTAACAATGTCCGGCGATGCAAGTATGCTTTTTATGAAAGCATCATAAACAGGCCGGAGAACATTGACAAACGACACTCTTTCCCTTTCCTCATTAAGATACTCCTTCCGAGTATCTACCATGATAATAAACTCAAGACTGGCGTTTGGGACCTTAGATGTACGATCCTCAATATACGGGGAATACAGGCATATTATAGGAAACTTCAGTTTACTCGTTTCTTGTGACTGGCTCCATTCTGTTAACTGACCGGCAATATATTCCCAATCTCCAAACATATAGGAAACATTACTGCCATATATTTTAGCAGTATTATCTACAATATCTCTGAATATGTCGTTTATTGATTTCATATTCCCAGTCCATTTATGCACTCAAGCATGGTTGTGTTAAAAACAAAGCCGTCATATTCCTTATTTAATTCCAGGAAATCATACAAATCTTCATTCATCTGCACCATATTATTCCAAGCAGAAATCAAAAGAGGATTTGGATCCGCCTTTTTATCATCAGAGGCATATACAGTCCCTACCGGAGTTTGTACTACCCCACACCGTCTAACATAGTGAAAATACACATAATTAGCGATTGGGCTATATCCTTTACTGGAAAGCTTATCTTTCAACCTTTCCCATTTATCGATATCATTTTTGCCTGATAGAAGATATTCTATGAATTCACGGCTCATACTTTTTCCCAAGACCATTCGGAGGAACTTTCTCTCGTATAAATCGATATACGATTGGAGATTATCCCGTTCTGCTTTTCTTGTGATTGAATCATCGTCTATATCCCAGATTATACCGAGACTTAGCAATCCTGTAAAATATGAGCCGTCAATTATCATGAATTAGTCTTTTTACGTTTGGTGAAAAGTTCTTCGCATCCTAAAGCCTTGGCATCATTAACCAATTCGCTAGTCGCTTCAATTTTACCTTCTGCATAAAACTTGCTGGCAAGAGGCATGCCTACCATAACTTCCTCTCCACTTTTATACATTGTACCATCTTTGATAAACGTTACCTTGTAGCGTTTTGTCAAATTCATATTGTATTCTTTTCCCATACTTTAATCAATTGATTTAGTGATACCTTCAATAACTGTATTGAATTTGTCCTTGACAAATGCTGTCTTATATTGCGATTTGATGTAGCACATCAGTCTCTTTTCGGCAATCACCGTCACGATATTCTTTCTGAAATCATCGTTCTCCCAGCCTAGAGAGATTGAAAGAGCCCACAAGTCACGGATATTCAAATAAGAGAAATCTCCCATGATGAAATCTCCTTGCGCTACTGCAGTAGTAGTCTCAACTCTTAATCCTTGGATTAGTTCGTCATTGTACCGGAATGGGCGCAAATACTGTCCATTGGCGTCTTTCGTTAATTGCATTGAAGCATAATCGAGAGGGTTCATCAGCACCAAGTTTGGACGATAAGCCATTTCACTGGTGGAAACGATTTGCGAATAAGCTGCCACAAGAGCGTCAAACATATTAGCCCTGTCAATATAAAAATTTGTCAAAGAGAAGGCCGGCATATCTGTGGCTACACCTTTGATTTCACCGGACGTTCCAGTTCCTGACAAGATACCCTGTTCTTCTTTTATACCAAGCTTGTTCACCATTTCTGTTTGCACCTCATTCACAAAGCTTGGGAAATCAGAAAGCGTTTCTTCTGTGAATTTAGCTGCAATTGCAACTTTGGCAGCCGTAACAGTCTTTTCCGCAAGAGTTGCGTCCATCAACGGTTTTAATCCCCCTTCAGGAACCCATGCAGCATCACCATCCTTACTTACATATTCTGCATAAATAAGTGATCTACTATTTGTACCAGAAACACTAGCATAATTACGGATAACAGTTTGAGACCTTGGATTTACAGATAAATTCGGGTCAATTTCAACACCGTAATGAGGAGCCAAAGAACCGGAAGATATAACTGCAGCATCTTTCGTATTTACAACAAGATTCAGCTCTAGTTTGTTACCGGGAGATGCTTTACATGCCGATTTCAAATCAACCGTAGAACAGCCGTTATTATTTTCGGTAATATACGCTTTCAGCTGCTCCCGCAATTGATCTTCAATAGATTTTAATTTATATGTTCCTCCATTTGTTTTTTCGGTCGCAGCTTTGATCCGGACGATTGTTTCTTCAAATGATTTCAAGCGTTCATTGATAGATTCACTATCTGCAAACCCGTTGACTTCTTTCTTCAGCTCCTCGATAGAATTCGTTGCATTATCAATTGATTCTTTCATAGACTTAGAATCAATCTCGTCTTTAATAAACTGGGCGAAAAGAGCCTCCATGTAGCCATCCAGCCCCTTGGAAAACACTTCAAAAACCTTAGATTCGTCTTCGGACAATCCTTTAGTATCAAGGAAATCCTTAAACTCAACCTTTTTCACTTCTTTTCCCATACTTACTTTAATTTTAAATTTTTGAACATTGATTTTACCTTATTGCCGTGCATGTCGGCTTCCTCTCCTTCAGGTGTAGATTCTTTCCGAATCTCCGGCCTGAATGACGCAAGTGACATTGCTTTTGATATAATTCTTTGTATCTTTTGCTGTTTGGATGCAGGCATTCCTGAACACACTTCAGATATTTCGGTATTTAATTCTTCATAAGCTTTTTCCGCATCCTCAATAGATTTTAGCCCCAAATATTCTGTTTCCCCATTGCAACCGATAGAGACTACTGATATTTCATAAAGCTTTACCTCTTTCACTATGAAAGCGTCTTTTTCCGCATCGTATTCGCAATTCTCCCACACATACTGATATCCGATTGAGAACTGGTTCAAAGTTCCGGATTCGAGCTGTTTTATTGCCTGTTCTCCTCTCGGAACTTCATCTATTATTGCTTCGAAATAAAGTCCTTTTTCATCTTCATTTAATACTGTAATCCGGCCTATAGGCTCATTCATATTATGCATCCATAACATAATTATTTTGTCATTAGCAGAACTTTCCGGACCTCTGTCTTGAATACTCTTTGAGAAACACCCTTTAATCAAGACATCACCGGCTTTATCTTTATTGCCAAAGACTGCAGCGTAGCCGCTGATAGTACGGCTTTCATTGTCGTAATTTACTTCTTTTGCATAAATAGAGAATGTCTTATACTGCATCCCCATTCTTCCGCTATATTTATTAGTTTTGTCCATTTTCGATAGAGTTATTAGTTTTTAATTCGCCTTTTGGATTATCAGGATCGATATCTATAAACTTTGCCAGCTCATTCCTGGATTCATCAAGAGTTATTTGACCTTTTTCAACTAATTGAATTAAAGAAGATGCCATTTTCTGAAATGCAGAAGAAGAGGCCGATTTATCTTGTTGAAGGCAATCGATATGAGTATAATCCAACTTTATAAAAACACCTTTGGGGCAAATAGCCTCTGTCAAAGCCTCCGTTACTTTCTCTGAATCAGGAATAATAAGACCTTGGTAAGCGGACTTTTCCGCTATGCTTTTATTGTCATATTTAGATTCATCAAATAAACTATAGTCAATACCTATTGCATTACATATCTTTCTACTACACCGTTCATCCTCTTCGTGAAGTTTAAGCTGGGATGCATCATAATTCAAAGGAATCCAGCCAAGCTTTATTTTTGATGTCAGGATAGGAAATTTATTGAGAATACCATATTTTTCTTTTAGTTTAGATTCCAAGATTTCTTTTTCCTCTGGTGTCATAGCCTGATTACCCATCTTATCGGTATAATCAGAATAAATAATACCTTTGGGGCCGCCATTTACAATTAACTGATAACTGGCTGTCATTGCTGCAATCCAGTTATTAACTGGCATAGAAAGGGAGTCTGTAACCGAAGAGAATTCTATGTCCTGATTGGAACCATTAACATTTGCAGAACTATCGTAAATTACAAAGTAATCTTCGTCGGATAATTCTTCCTGCAAACCATTCCACTCCAAGTATACGCTAGAAACAATATCCTTTATATCATACTGGCGGAATAGTTTACCGGAAGAAACCATGTGAAATATCTGCGCAGGTATGACATACATTGCGAGCGGCAATGATTTTTTTGTTGCTCTTACAGTGAAAATGGGGCAATATCCGAAAAGCTTAAGAGACATCTCAATCTCTTTAAAAAATCCAACTCTTGTTTGAAGTGGGTTAGGACGTGAAAGCAATTCTCTAATATCATTATACCCCTCTTTCTCGTTTCCATCCTTGTCTGTAACATATATTCTCCCATTTGCAAAGAGAGAACCGACTTTATTTATAACAGTAGAAAACGGGGTACATACAAGAAGGGAATCAGCTTTATCCTGATCCAAGGTTAGATCATAATCATTTTTGATTTTACCAGATGGTGAGAAGAAATTGGTAAGATACCAGAAATTCCCATTAGAATCCTTTTCAATAGCCTTTACTGTCTCTCTCATGGAGGGAACAGATATATTAATCTTTTTTTGAAACCAATTTCCTAATTTAGACATAAAAAGAATGATTATCTGATTTGAGATAACCATTCCCTACGAAATAAAGAGGTCTTTACGGACAAAAATACTAACGAAAAATCCGATAGTATAAAAATTATAGGTTCCGCGCATCTTCACACGAAGGGATTGTTATCCTCACCGCAAATATAGAAATTATTTCTATTTAGTCCAAATAAAAATAGATAATTATTTTATGCTATTATACTATATTCGAAGATTTTACACGAGCACAGACACAAGATAATACATACATAGCCTCAAAACTATTAATTCCATCATAATCAGACATATTGGCGATTAAAGCAGAAAATGAATCTTTTGACTCTGGGAAGCAGATAGTTTTAATAATCGATTTATAAGATTCAATCATGGTTTCCTTGTCTGTTAATTCTTCTCTTACCCACAAATCATGGTCGATAAGCTTCCTGTAATCGTCTGCGTAATGCTTCATCTCTACAGGAATCTCCATTTGTACATTCCCGTCTGTTTTATTTATAAGCCGATCAACGGGTATTAACGAATCGGATAACAAGCAATCAATCATGAATATCTTTCCGCCAACAACGCAATAAGAAACCATTATAAACAATCCGTTTATATTGGGGTGTATTTCAACAAATATCTGATTATTTACCCCTATTTCCCCTTTCTTATAGTACAGAACATCTACCTCACCTCTCATCTCCACAGTTCCTGTAAGAGCGTCGCATGCGTCATCGTGAGCGTTTTTCCCCTTCTTCCTGTATGTTTTCAGTTGAGACGCAAACTCCGGCCACCTCCTTTCCCAATCAGCAGGAAAATAAGTAAGATTCATCACCTCGGAAGACCTGGTAAAGATCCGAACCTCTTTGTTTTTTGACTGATGAAACCAACTTACTTGGGTCTTGGGGTTGCCAATCATCCGCATCTGTTTCTCTACATTCCGGGCAAATCCCCTTCCTCCATTATTGCTTTCTATATTTGCCTTGGATATTTGGTCTTTAGTAAGCATTTTAGCTGTTTCCGGCTCGGTAAATTCCATCTCCTTTTGTGTAAAAAGGACATCAAGAATGAAATTCCCTATCTCCGTATCGATGTAATCGATAGAGCATAAATAGTCGCTTCCTGTGTCGGCTGTGTCTGTATAGTTTTTCCTTATTGCTCTATTGGTTATTGGAATAGTCTCATAAGTCTTAAATTTACCATACATTAACCCCTCCATAGGAGTTGGATTCTGCATATATTGGGTTTCAAATACATAGCTGTTTACTCTCTGCATCCTGTGCAGCTCTTCAAGGGTGTGTTTAAATTCCCATAAAGCTTTTTCCTTACCGTCCCCATACACTATTGCCGGAAGAGACAAAACTGTCCATTCTCCCGGTTCGGTTTCCATCAAATATCCGCAAAGATCATGCTCATGTAATCTTTGCATAATGATTATAATAGGGGTATTCCGTGAGTTTACACGGTTCCTTATAGTTGTTTCAAACCTTTGGTTTACCTTTTCTCTTGGAGTGTCTGATATTGCATCTTCAGGCTTAACCGGATCATCAATAATCAATGCACCTGCAAATTTGGACGACGGTTTAAACTTTTCTAATGCTTTGGATAGATCGTTTTCATCGTCCACAGCACCAGCTCCGAAACCTGTAACCTGTCCTCCGGCAGCTGTAGCATACATTCCACCACCTTCTGTTGTGTACCACTTCTTTTTTGCATCGCTTGTTTTCTTTATGTCTACATAAGGGAACACCCGCTTATACTCTTCCGACTTAACTATATCTCTTACTTCTTCTGAATTATCATTAGCCAGATCATCCGAATAAGATAAATGAAGAAATTTAGCAGATGGATTGATTGCAAGTCCATAAGATATAAAGTTCTTAACCACTAATTCTGTCTTGGAATACCTCGGAGCTATGTTTATTATCAGTTTCTTTATCTTTCCGTCAATCACATCATCAAGAGCCTGGCATATCTTTACATGATGGTCGTTTACTACAAATTTGCGACCGAATCTTGCTTTAAAGAAGTATCTCGTATAGTTTAACGTTCCTGATAAGCAAAACGCCCGTATATAATCATATCCTTCCCCCATCATAAGTCTTCTATTATTCGTTTGGCTTCCTCTTTAGTCATAGGAGATATCATGTTCACATTGACGTCTTGCGGAGAATCAAAACCAAGCATTTTACATATCCTTTGGATAGTCCATGTCCGCCCATTCAGCTTTATTTCAATCCCTTCTTTCCCCTGTTTCACGCTTTCGACTTGCATTGCCATTTCGTCAGTCCAATCTTCGCTATCTTTGAAAATAACATTGCCGTTTTTTATGGTAAGGAAATTACGTATGTCAGCATACATAAAGCTTTTAAGCATATTTAAGACCTCTTCTTTTGTAATGTCTGATTTCTTCTTTAGTTCTTCTTGAAGCTCTTTTACCCTTACCGTAATCTTACCGTTGTTTAACAATTCGACAGCCTTAACATTTATTGATTCATCTTTCATATTAGAGCAAGAATATGCACGACGATAAGCCTCGGATGCGTTTCCGCACTCAATATAGTAATTACAAAAATTTTCCTGTTTTACTGATAACTTCATGTCTTTTCGTCTGATTAGCTACATGCCACTTGACATGTAGCACAAAGTTAATAATTCCCTGTTTATTACTTTACACTCCTCCCCCATATTTTCGCATTATACAGGGAATAAGCCCATAACTTTATCTCTTCGCTGGTGTCCAGGAATTCCACTTTCATGGCTTCCTTCATACATTCCGCCAGTAGGTTGCTGTCTGCTTGGTTCATAATCTGTTTTACATTAAAAAAAACTTCCCCAAATATCAAAAAGACATTTGGGGAATTAATCTGATTTAGCTTGCGCTATCCATAACGCTTCGTTCAATCAAAGGAAGTATATCAGCTACCTTTAACTTTTCATAAAGGAATATTCTTCCTCTTTGAGTCCATTCGGTATTTAGTACAGTGTCCGGACGACCATCCTTATGAGTTATATTAACTGTCTTGCTATGAACATATCCTTTTGAGACATAAGGAGCATACAATATCCATTGACCGTTTACCTTATGTTGAATCTTTAAATCTGATAACACTTTGTTGAAAGCCTTGGCAGACATTCCATAGTCCTGTGCAATTTGCGTAGTTGTTACTGTTCCTCTACTAGATAAAATAACTTCAAGATAATCGGTTTTCTTCTTCATCTCGATAATCTCTGTGCTCATATAGGATATTTGCTTTTGCTGCTCTTCAATTTGAAGCTGCTGTTGTGCCGCTAACATTAGGGCTTCACTAAAAGAAGAAGGGACTTGATATGCAGGAGTGGCTTTACCTGTTTCTAAGGCATCCCAACGAAGAACTAACTTTGCCCTTGTCTCATCATTAAATTTTGCTGCGACATACATACATTCTTTGTAGTCAAGTTCATAGCATGGTGTTTCTCTAAATCCGCCATTAGGCATTTCAACATTTTTTGATGTAAGCGGAAATTTCCGCCCACATAACTTTTCCCATGCAGGCTCCATTTTTCTGATGGATTCCAAAACATCTTTATGATTTCTACCTGCGAGTTCTGCAATTTCAAGAGAACTCATAGTTTTTTTATTGCTTAGTATTAAATTGTTCATCACCTTACGTTTTAAATATTAGATAATAGGAACTCCATACAATCCTTATGTGGATCTTCGGAATGATAATTGTTGCAGAACTCTGCAAACTCATTGAGAAGGTTATGGGACAATATAAAGAAGTAAGCCTCATTCTTGGCATTCTTCTCTTTTTCAAATTTACGATAAGATACACGCTTTCGTGGTGCGGACGTAGATGTAGGATTTACTGTACTTCGATCCTTCTCTAATTTCATTGGACTTGGCATGTTATGAAATTTGAGTTATTAAAAATAAGAAAGGCTATCGCCTCACGAACCGCCAAGTCCAAGTTATTACATAATTGTAGTAACCCATGTGAGTGATAGCCCCTATATCTTTGCAATATAAACGCAATGCATAGCCACAAAAATAGCTACTACAAATTATGTCTAATACATGAACTTGGCGTGTTCACCGCAAAGATACACTCAAATTTCAAAATACCAAAGAATTTATAGGTTCATAATCATTTTAAAGGGTCAATCATTTGTTCTCTGTCTTCCATTTTTCTTTTAAGATAATTGTATTCCTGTTCAATACATTTACTTATCTTTTCTACATCTTCGTAACGTTCAGCTTTTATCAGATCTCTTTTGAGATTTTCAAGCTGATTGATGTATACGATATCATTACGATCCGTCACGTGCTGGATATAACTTTTGATGTCATTCAGCTTGCCCTCCATGCGTCTGTGCCATTTACCTATCAAAATTACAATGATGGCAACGGTTGTGGCATTAAGGATGAATAATGCGATTTTAAGTATTAATTCTATTGTTTCCATAACACTAAACCTATACGCCAAACAGGCTTGTTTGTACTAATGTCCCTTTCCCCGTTTTTATCTCTCCGTGACATTCATAACGGAAACGAGAATTACCTTCTTTAAAATGAAACTTGTCTTTTTCACATCCCCAGTAATCGAATCCTAGCTTGTAAGCTGCAATCCGGCTACTTTGACTACCCATGTGAGCATCACCGATCTTATAACCGGGGTTAGCATATTGATTGAGTAACCATGCGTATAGAATTACAGGCTTTTGGCAGGGGTGAATCCGCTTTTCATTCAACTTTTTGTTTCCTTGCTGGATAATTGCCTTAGATAAATCTTTTCCGCAATAGGTTCCCTGAATCATGCCTCGCCACATGCAATATACAAGGTCAGTTCTGTCATTCATACTGCAGTAAGCTATTTCACAATCGTATTGGTCAGTATCACCATTTAGCTTATCCCAAACAATGCGTCCACCGGTAAAGTCGTAATTAAAGTAGTTTACTCCCCATATTATCTGATTTCGGCTAACCCTTTTTACTTCATCGAAATATTCTGGAGGGGGAACTCGTGAATCCCAATCGGATTTCGGATAAACGGATTGTTTGACAGGCAATATGTTTCCATTATTCTGTTTTACTGTATTGGGCTTGATCGAAGGATTATCCGCTCCAATTCCGTATGGTGGATCATCTATGAACAAGTCAAAAAAGTTATCTGGGAATTTCTTTAAGAAATCCATTCGGTCTATATTGTATACTTCGCTTATTGGCATGGCTATTCCTCCTTGATTAAATCTGGGTTATCGTGGATATTTCCAATCACGATAGTATCATCCATTTTTGTAAGATCAGATTGCCCGAAATAGAATAAATTTCGACCATTAGAAAGTTGAAAACTACAATTACGATATAGGATAATAGCTGTATATTCTTCTGGATTAAAACCAAATGTAACAGTGTGAAGAATATCTCCTTCATAGATTTCTTTTCCGTTCTTGTCGAATAAACCGGAGAACTGACCTACGGTTTGTTCTTTAACACCAATACCATTGATTTGTACCGGAGAAATTGTTTTTGGGCTATCAATTCTATGAACTAAATCACCATAAATCCATTCGTCATTTAAGACTGACTTCCCTCTGAATTTTATTGTACGATTCATTTTATTTCTCCTTTTCTTTAAAGTGTTCGATCAGTTCTTCTACGGTAGCCTTGTGGTAATTTCCTGAAATAATAGTGGCATGATTCCAATTTTCATCCCAAAAGAATACGCTACCTTTAGGCTCTGTAAAATAATGGTCATTACCCACAGTATCATCATAAGAAACGCTAAGCGGTGAATCTGCTACAAACCATTGATTTGCACTCGTATCATCCCTCAATGCGGCTATTGCCAAGAAAAGTTCTTCGTTAGTTCCGCAATCAACACTATCGGTTTCGTCAGGATGTGGAATGTTACTGAAAAACTCAACACTATATAGACTGTATTCGGGTTCAGTGAAAATACATAAATCTTCGTTAAGTTCCGCCCCATACAATCTATATCCCAACTCCTCCAACTTCTTCCGAAGCTCCGGTGTATTGCGTCTAATAAACGCTGCTGTTGTAAATCCCATAGTTATTCGTTTTTAAGTTCTTTCAAAACCTTTTTAGCTATCTCATAGTGATTCACCTGCCAACTAGTATAAACATCATCTGTATGTTCATCGTAATGGTTAGCATATACGTATGAATCCAATTCTTCACGAAAAGATTCTCCATCTAGTCCACTATCATCGCAATCATCGTACATTCTCAATTTACGAGCTACTTCCTTACATTCTTGATGCGTTATGAAGTCGTACACTACTCCGTCATATATGTTTGTCTGGCGGACATACTTTTGCCCCAGCTGTATCTTGCAGGCACAAAAATCACATATATGCTCTTTCTTGGCTGTTGGATAAGTTTCTTTTAGTGTTGTTGGCATAGTTATTTATCATTTTTAGTTATCTCCTTATACAAATCCCATAATTCCTGTTCAGTGTAATCTTCCCAAGCAATATCAATCCTCCATGTCCATCTTTCCTCAAACCCACCTGTATAATATCCAAGTCCCATTCTACTTATTTTAGTAATTAAGTTTAAAGGTGGCGTAGTACCACCAAGCAAGTTGCATAAATCTTCTTTATTTAGTTCTACTACCATAATTATTCCCTTTCTTTAGTTCTTCTATTTAAAGTTTCTCATATATTCGCAATCTCTATCACAAGGACAGTTGTAGTCATAACAACTATTGTTTTCACTGTTCCAGCATGGGCATTGCTTTTGATATGCCTCTAATCGGGCTTTTTCCCTGTCAGCTTTCATTTTAACTTTGATGTGTTCCGGCAAAGCATCTTGTGCTGCTTTATCGAAAGTTATACATTTGATTTTATCCATATTAATCTCCTTTCTTTATTCCTCCAATAGTTTTAGCAGTGATTTTTTATATTCATCTATTTCCTTAATAGCATCTTCTTGACTTGATTTTGCATCATTTATCATTAAATCTGCTACTCCCTCCATTATTTCATCCTTATGCTTATTCAGATATTTGATAAAGTATTCCTGCATCAAATCAGTATCCATATTTGCTATATCCGAATATGTGTCTCCACTTCCATAACTGCCAGAAAAAGAAGAATAACAAAGATTACTTATATTCATACTCTGAATACTCTCCCTTCTGCCAAATCCATCTGTATGCTTATCTATTCCACTATTGCTATGGCTTTGAAACTCTTCTCTGATTTTAGGGAGAGTTTCTTTAATAAACTTTTTCAGTTTTCTGCCAGTAGTGATTAACTTACTTAATTCTTTTGCTGTCATCATCAATCTCCTTTCCCTTTAATCCGTTCTAGTACATCTCTGTTGGCTTCGAGTATTTCATCGAAAGATGGGATTGGCATCCAGTGGGTGACTCCCAAAAGCCCAACAAGATGTTCTACTTCTGTATTGATTACAACTAAGAATCTTCTATCGGAAGTAACTACGATGACTTCATATAAAGATTGTCCATCATTTGTTTCCGGCAACCGTTCTTCAACGTTTATCCACGGGGATTGCTTAGTTCCAGCCTCATAACCTTTTGCATACACTTTTCGTAAATAGTACTCTATTACACAAGGTTGGTTTATCCGGTTAGCCAATAAGCTTACTATATCTTTTAATATCATACTATTTATTGTTTAATTTTTCTTCAAACTCCGCAATGATGCAATCAGCATCACCGCCATGTACCCAGTTTTCTAAAACAGAGAAAAGGACCTCAATTGATTGCTTTGCGTGCCATTCTGCACCTTTTCGGAACATATTGAGCATTGCATTTCTATCATATACCAATCCCTCAAATGATAGATTTCTTGACGTACAAGCATAACTGAAAAACAATTCATTTATTGCTGCCGATTCTAATGTCTGTTTCATAATGATAGTTTTTTAATGTCATCTACTGATAGTTTGTCCTTACCTTTGGCATATTCAAAGAATCCTACTACAGGACATACACATTCAGGAATAGTATAATCATCTGTTTCAGGTAACGTTACCAATATACTAAGTCCTACGCCATTGATATATTCGCAAGAAACGAATTTATCAAAGTCGATATATCTTTGCGCCTCCTTAGCTATGATGTCACAATTCTTTCGATAACATTCATAGCTTTTGATAGTACTATTAATAAATTTATCTATATCCATTTCTGTTCTTTTTTTTACGTTAATCAATTGCAGGTTCATACGTGTAGTGTTTCCATCCTTTATAAGAGTTTTTCCAATTACAATAGTCTGATGCATCTTTTTCTTCAAAAAATACAGCTACGTTGTGTCCGTAACAGTCATATACTCTATATTTCTTCATATCTATCTTGTTATTTGTCAATTATTTCAAATGTCACTTTCACTTTTTTACAGCGAAAGCCTTTCTTATACATCTGTTTCCATGTCAAATTAGTCCCGTCCAACCAGTGCCTGACGCAATCTCTTCGGTAATATTTTTGAGTATTCATCACAAGTGTACCATTTGGGTAGGTTATCATGTACATTATATCTTCACGCATATCGACTCCTTTCTAATTTGTTTTACGCAAATCCTTGATAATTCTTCAAGAACTTGCAAGGTTTAATTAATATTATCCATCAGGTGGTTCGCTATCGCATATACCACCAGGTAAAATAAGATGTTCACTCCTAGGAGAAGGAGGATGTTTAGGAGTATTCTCATTGTTTGATTACGTTAAAAAGCCGGAGCATCCTCTTCATCGCTTACCACTCCACTTGAAATGGGTATATTATCCAACTCGTAAAAACATGTAGTACAAGCATTGAATCCGCAAATAAATTTCAGCAAACCAATATTTCGACCTTTCGCAATATCTATCATTGCCGTACCTCTTGTATCTACGTGGGAAAAATCTCCCGGATATGACTTACCTTTCACTTCTGGACGGTAAACCAACATAACCACATCTGCAGCTTCTGCTATCTGACCGCTATCTCGCAACCTTGCTAGAGACGGAACCGGATTCATATTGTCTCTGTTTAATTGAGATAAAGCGATAATCCAAATATCAAGCTCCTTAGCAAGATTCTTCAAACGCCTTGCCACATCTCCCATTTGCTGCTCCTTATTGGCCCCCTTCATGTTTACGTTAAGAATCTGCAGGTAGTCAACAATAGCGCCATCTATTCCGAATTTAAGTTTCATATACCGGATAGATGAGAGTATAGTGTCAATATTGGAGGTACTACGATCATCGAAATAGATACCCTTTCCTGATATTTTTCCGATCCCCTTGTCTACAGATTGCAACTGGGATTCTGTCAAACGGGAATACATGATCTCATTTGCCGGCACTCCACTCTCCATGGATAGAATACGAGCCGTTATTTGCTCTTTTTTCATCTCCATCGAATACATGGCTACCTTAGCACCTAAAGATGCCGCATTTCGCATTATAGATACCGCTAGGCTCGTTTTCCCCTGACTAGTCTCACCGGCAATGATTATCAAGTCCGATTTTTGAAGCCCTCCCGATTTGTTGTCTATCTTCTCAAATCCGGTAGGAGTGCCGGTCAAAGGTTTACCTCCTTTCAAGTTCTCGTTTATCATGTGATATACGTTTACAAGTCCTTCGTTTATCGTTGAGATAACACTGCTACTTGATTTGAATAATGAGGACAGCTGATCGGAAACGGCATTTGTTACGTCCAATATATCCTCTGCTTCAGTATATGAGTTTGAAACAAGATATTGCCCGATCTCATAAAATTTCCGCCTGATGGCAAGATCATGGAGGCGAGCGGCATACTGTCCCAAATCAAACGTTTGGTTAGAAGCTATGCTTACAAACAGATATGGCTCAAATTTAATACCGTTAGCAACCAGCTTATTCTTGACCGTAATCATATCCGGTCTGTCACCGGAAGATGCGACCTGAATAATTGCCTTATAGATTTCCTGATGAAAGGAGTTATAGAAACATTCTTTACTCAACATCTCCCTCACTTCTTCAAGAGCATCACGGTTTGTCATTATAGTGCCAAGGACTAGTTTTTCAGCATCCTCATCACGTAATTGTACGTTAACTTCCATCGTTCATGTATTCAAATTGTTTCAAAATAGCATAATAGAAAACATCCCACTTAGAACGAATATCAACCCTTCCTTCAAGAGTGCGAAGTGCCTTTTTAAAGGCTGTATCCCCATATTTGTCCCGTATGATTAACGCTTCTTTTTCAGAAGGCATTCGCATGTTAGAGAAACAATACGGGGCATAATTCCGAATGTAGGTGAGAAACTTATAATAGCTTCCGTCCCTGTCGGATAAAGAAGCTAATAATTCTTCGTTTTCCATCTTGTACATATCAGGCTTTGGCTTATTCAACTCAATATCCAGCCATCTGGAAAAATGAGCCATTCCGTCTTTAGGGCTTTTATGTGTTTCGCCTTCATTTTGGAGTTTATCGAAAAATAGTTTAAGATATTCCTGAAAGCTCTCCAAATTCAGTTCCAAATGTCCGGAAGCCCTTTTGTTCATTACAACACTTTCTATCCAGGAGCTATTAGAAGATAATTCCTCATAGCATTCCTGTATAGGCTTATCTATAATGATTGGATTCAAATCACTTTCTTTACCTCCTTTAGGAGGTTTCTTTATATATACTTTAATACTATTGCGGCAAACGTCCTGTTTTTTTAGGTATTCTTCCAGAACAATTCTACATTCTTCCGGAATAATGTTATATTCTTCCGGAATTTTGATTTCTTTGCGTTTTGCACGAATACACATCTCTACGTATCTTGATTGAATAGATGGTGAAGTAAGTATATTCCCATTAGAGAGCAGTGCTTTATCAAAAAGCCCCACAGCACAACAGTAACGTACTATTTCATTCACCTTACTTTCTTTCAATCCCCAGTATTCGGCTACGTCAAAGGCAGTACTTTCGTCCCACACAAGGAAACAGCCTTGTACTCGGTAGATTTCGTTCAATAAGTATTCATACACGGCAAATCCGTCACAACCTAAATCTTTTTTCAGTCTTTTAATCCGTATATCTTTGAACCGGTCAGTATCGGAGTTGTAATAAAGAAATCCTGTTTTTACATTCGCCATTATTTCATATCTTCTCTTATTAAGTTTATGATATAATAAAGGTTAATCTCCCCACTTCTCGGACATTTCGGAATGTGTTCTATCTCATTGATTACTTCTTTTATTGATTTCATATTAATACGCATGAATACAGTTTCTTTTGCTGTCGGCCACAAACCGACGGTTAAAGAAACTACAATAAACTACTCGTGGATTGCCTTTCTCGGTTGGAATTATTCGCCCGTTGTTGCATTTTGCACAGGTGTCCGGGCGGATAATATGCTTGTCGGATTTCTTTTTCATGATTAAAGTTATTTAGGGCTACCGATAAGTAGCCCTGTTGATTTATGCGGCATCTTTTCCTAAAAACTTATTCACAAAATAGATTTGCCCTTTTCCCGTAACCTTCGTTGTAGTAGTAACTAACACCGTCCCATCTGGCTTGGTTATTGTTGTTTGTTTTATTTCAAACAATCCTAATTCCATAGATTTTTGTGTAGGTTGATTATAATATTGTCCTTTCTGACAGAGATAGCCATTATCACGCATCCATGAGAACAAGCGATTTTGACCGATATTCACACCGTTCTGCTGTAGTATCTTCGCTAATTCAGCGATCAAACAAGAACGTTGGGAAGTCGAGACCGCATCGGCAAAAAGAACTTTAGGAGCATCTTGTTGAATTTTACTTTCTGCTTCGATAAGGCGCTGCTCTTTTCGTTTCAGTGTTTCTTGTGCTACAATCAACGCACGTGCCATAATTTCTTCGGGAGTATCATTCTGCTGGGCTGTAATATAACCGCCATGCTTGCGGATTGAAGGTAATACTTCTTCGCAAACCCAATCTTGGAACTTTTCGGCATCCGGCAATTTAGATTTCATAGTCAGACGATAGACCTCGCTTTCCTTGCCGTACTTTATGTCTTGTACACCGCCATTTGTGGGGGGTCGGTAAAATAACGACCCCTTTACAGTGTTGATTTACAGCATCGGCAGGTCTGCTATATCCAAGGACTTTTGCAACATCTGCCAAACAAAACAAAGGTTCATTGTTTTCATTTACAACAATTCTGATCTGACCGAATTGCTCATTCTGAAAGATTTTAATTTCATTCATATTATTTGATTTTAGATTTTATACTTTACTTGATAAAATAACTTCTCTCCCTTTTTGCGGAAAGTGAGGTAGCCCACATATAGGCTACCAAGCACGATTAATATTTCAATCATGGCTATTATCTTTTGATTATTCCCGTCCTTCTATATTCTTCCCATTTATCGTACTGTTTCGTTTTAACGAGATAATGGAAACATGAGCACTTTAGCTCTACTTCCTGTCGCTCGATTATTCTAGTCCAGCGGAGAGCCTCCCTTGTTCGTTCAAGCTCTTTTTCAAGTGCTGCTATTCTTCGTTTGTCTGCTGCGCTTGATTTGGCTACTTTCGGTAGCACTTCGGCTGTCTTGTGGAATACTTCACGATACACATCGAATACTGGGCGAACCTTGCGGGCGATGAAGTATTCAAGGCAGGAGACGGAGAGGTAGCAATCGTACTTAACCCCGTTTGCTAAGTTATTGACTGTTACCACCTTTCCATTTTGGGAAAGGTAATAATCAACTCCTTCAATGAATTTAGATTTTAGTTCTCTTAATGAATGTCCTTTTTGTGAATACACAAGCGGATAAACCTCATCAAGATTTACCGGAAATTCTTCTTTTGACTTTGATAATTCAAGTACTGCCATGAAGTAACGCTTGATTTCGTTGGTAGTACTTAGAAGAGATAATGATACAGTTTTCGCACTGCTGGGCGTAGATGTAGAAGTTTTCATTTCAAACCTCCTTTCTTGTAGGATTTTGTTTCCCCATTAAGCAGTTTGCATATTGAAGATATACTTCTATTTACTATTTTAGATATTTCCTTTAAAGTCATACCATTATTCCTTAAATAGAATATTTTTTCAATATCAGCTTCGTCTAATAAAATTTGCGAATTACACTTCTTGGTATAGGCGGCGTTTTTTTTAAGGATACGTCTTACCGTATCTCTACTAATAGAGAATTTTTTTGATATACTTAAAATACTATATTTCTTTGATAATTTTATTATATCACTTTCAATATGTCCCCAATCTCGTTTATTATATTTTTCATCAAAGCTATATGGCACATTGGCTCTGTGTATAATATTGTAGATAGTAGTCCTATCTAATTTTAAAACTTTTGCTATATCTGCAATTCTATTTCCAACAAGTAATAGGTTTTTTATTTTAAATGTAAGTTCTTTGTTTATTTCTCTAATCTTTCTTTTTCTTGTTTCGGACATTTTTTTTACATCTATAAGACCATTTGCAAATGCGTGTCTCATATTATATGCCCTATCACACCATTCAAGATTGGAGGCTGAATTATCATCTTTATTCCCATTTATATGGTTCACCTCTTTAAAATTTTCAATATTAGGAATAAAAACTTCGGCAACAAGTCTACTAACAAGGAATACCTTCTCTTTTAATTTTATCGTATGATAACCATTCCTATCAAAACTTTGCTTTCTAATCCTTGATTTAATAGTGATTTTTTTTCCATTGCTTTGTAGATAAGAGCGAGAAAGGCTTTTAATTCTTCCTAAATTTGACACTTGATATTCTCCTTCGTAATTTGGTACATCTTTCCAAATTTCATTAGGAAGGTCTTGGATATTTTCGCTACCCATATTCGTGAATGTAGAAGTTACTGTACTTCGCTTCTCACTCAAATTCATTCTCTTGGTCATTGCTATGAATATTGAGTTAATAAAAAGGGCTATTCAAACCCGTATTCTCGACCAAGAGAACCATTTACAACGATTTGCAAACGGCAGCAACAGGTAATGAATAGCCCATATCTTTGCGATACAATGCAATCAAAACGACATAAAAAAAGTCGTTTGCTTAATCGTATATAAATGTTCTCTTGGTCTTGAACACCGCAAAGATACGCTCAAATTTCAAAATACCAAATGAAAATCTTATTTTTCTGCTAAGTAACCATTCACAAACTCTATAAACTCCTCCAAAGAACGGCAGACAACATATTTATTCCCTACAGATTCAACCGCTTTCTGCCATTCCTTTTGTATAGGCTTTTGGTATTCTCCCGGCCTTTTCATCTCTATGCATAAAGCACCATAAAAACGATTACTTTTAAGCAAGATCAAATCTGAAACCCCAGCAAGCATACCCTCTTCCTTCATATAGGCACCGTTTCTTGCACTTCTCCTTGCTGCGTTGGGTATGGCAAATAGAATGTTTTTTAACTGGGGATATTGGAGGCGAAACCATCGAATACAAGATGCTTGTATCTGATGCTCCTCACCTTTCGGCTTCTTGCGAATATTTTTGCCGCAATACTGGGCTTTCATTTCTTCGAATGTCATGGCAATTTTGATTTTATTTCATTGAGAAGCGTTTCGTTACTCGTATAATATCCAACACCTGCTATATCACACAGGAATCTTCTTAAATCTTCCGGAGAGTTGAAATTTACAGGTTGATCTCCAAAAGCTACTACACGATTTCCTTTTCTATAAACTCTATGTCCCCGCTTCTCAACTTCTTTAATTAGCTCATCGTCGTCACACTCTTCAATAATTTCATCAACGTAATCGTCAAGGTCTACTTCAACCTCTGTCATTATTTCTACGATTCTCATAATTTCTTTGAAGTTTCTTTCTTGTTTTACGAATCATATCTTCATCTCTCGAATTATATCCCCTAATGAGGATTTCTGATGTTTTCAAGCACCGGACTATCGTCTGGTATTCTTGTTTGGTGATTATTATTTTCATGTGGGACAATCAGGAGTCGAACCTGAACAAGTATCGTCCGGATAGGGTTTCGACTAAATTTACTCACACATCCCCGGCACCGGTCTTGATGACATCCATTCTTATGTACACTTAGAATTTTCGTTCATTTAGTCTTAGCGCCCTATGACCATTTTGTCCCATGTTCGCCCGCCAATCTTCACAGACAGGCAGGCTGGGGTAAAAAGGTTAACAAAGCTATCTTAACAGCTCACTCTTGCGGATTATAGCCCTACCGGTTACAATAGTATTTTCCGTATTGTGAGACAATGTACTTTGTTTGATGCCTATCTGATCTTCGGATAAATGCCGAAAGATACCCGTTACCGAACTGAAGTAATAGTTCCGCTTTTCGAAGATCAGGTAGACATGGATTACTTTAGTTTTTCGCATTATTTTCACCAAACTTATATTGTTGGCACCAGTTTGATTTCCCGATCTTGAAACCACCAATACCACAACGTAGATTCTTTTCACGTTCCCAATAACTTCCGGGAACAATACAAGGTTCTTTCACTATCTCACTTGTAAAGTGAAGACAATTTCCACAGCAAGGGCACTTCTTCTGAAAGCCCTGCTTTTCTCTGTTTTCTGACTGTTTACTCATTTTGCTTTATTTTTATTTCAAAACTTCCAAATAGCTGTTATTTGGAATAATACTTTCTAATATCCAGTTTTATTCAACCTCATAGATTCCTTCTCGTAACTCAACAAAGTGCGTAAGGCATCTAATTGATGCGTGCAGGCAGCATTAAGCCGATCAAGCCGATCCACCAAATATGACTCATCCTCCGCTATGCTGTCAAGCAAAGCGTTTTGCACCTTTGCCGACAAGCATTGCTCTTTTGCTATTGCGATGATGGTATTGCTTATTTCTGTAGATTTCTTCTTCCGGAGTAGCTTCTTCGCATCCGCAAGCATTTCACCGGACCGGTTCAAATACACCATTATGACTGATATTCTCTCTTGTATCTCTACCGGATTATTTGAACAGGTAATGTTCAGGTAATCGTTTATTTCGTTAATTTCTTTTTCCATAAACTACGCTACCATTTTTTCAATTATTTCATTAGCCATCAGAATACGCTTCTCTATGAGCTTGAAATTCATATAATCCGGGAAGATTCTCACAATGTGAATAGGACTACATTGAAAGGGGCAATAAACCACAAAGTCACACCATTCTGCACCGGTCACCATCATGTGAGACTGACATTGGTAGAAATATTCAGGTTTAGCAAGAAGCAATCCGACATTGTCCTTCACCTCTTCTTTATATTTCATGAAAACATATTGGCTGGGGCATTTAATCTCTAATGTCCCTTTCTCTCCGTCATCGTTACAACAGAAACCATCGGGAGAAGAGCCAAAGAAAGGAATGTTAGGATGGATACAGAAGCCCGTTTCAATCATATTATTACCTTTCATTCTGTTATACAATTTGCGAGCGTCAAATTCCTGTGTATTACCCCATTCGATAGCCTTTGATGAAACTCCGACCTGAAATAGGTATTTTTCAAATAGATTATCATCATTGATAAAATATGGATTCATACTTCTTTCGGCTGCCAGTTGATATATATAGGATTTTGCGGTATCTCCGAACAAATCCTCTTTCTTCCTGCCGGATTTCATCAAGTCACCGACACGTGAGCCGGTGACATGGCCTAATCGTTTTCTATACCATTCTAAAGAATGTTGAGCTTCCATTATGGCTGTATTTTAAATTATTCCTTTTTAGTTTCCTCTACTCCGGCAGCTTTTGCCGCAGCTTCGGCTATTTTATGATTTATAGCCTCTTTACTTTCACGTATCGGTTTCATTAATTCATCGACTGTAGTATCTCCGTCTTTCAGAGCCTGAATCGTTCCCATCAGCATAGATATTTCGTCAGCACCGATTTGGTTTACCGTTTGCTTTCCACACATCTTTACAACCTCTTCTTCGGTTATACCATAGTTATTTTTGAAATTGTTCAGTATCCCTGTTCTTACCTTTAAAAGTTTGTCGGAGTCAGATAAATCACCGGTTATAAATTTTTGTGCTGCGTAATACACTCTATCTGTTATAGCTTTAGGAATGACAGCGAATACGGCATTACGATAAGCGATTGAGTTAGCTGCGTTACCTGTAACTGTAATCATATCATCAGAGAATCGCTGCCCGTTTTTGCCGATAATACTACGCCTGACTTCAAATGCAGAAGCGACATTAGTTTCCAGATCCCAACATGTTCCACGACTGATGACTTGCTTGTCAGTTATTTGCACAACTTTTGCTTCTGTACGCATATTACCCCAATTAGAGACAATTATCTTTGCTAGATGAACGGATGGACCGGTGATAGGTTTTCCGCCACGAGGGAGGGCGTAACTACATGATTGGGCTGTTTCTTGATTCATAGTAGCCATTACAACAGAGTTGTCTATGCTACGTCTTATATCTCGTGGATAACGTTTGGCTGTTGCTACCTGCGAATCTACGTTTGCTCTTTCTACTGCATCAACTTGTACAATTTGTACATCTTGCGCTTCAACGGGAAGCACTTCATAGTTTTCTAAATTCATATCTTATATTATTTAAAGTGGTTTAAATTGCTCCCGGAGTGCCGATCAAAGCAAACCGGGATTAAGTTAAGATAGTCTGCGGATAATATCACCGCCATACGAATTTTTAGTCAGTTCTATAAACTCATAGACGGTAAACCTATCATTGTTTACATCTATACCTTTATCCTTGCAAAAAGCTTCTCTTCCAGCCTTGCAACTCCCAGTGAGTACATGATGCCATATAAACAAGTCTTTAGCAGAATACTTTTTAGAAAAGTCGGAAAAATGTTCTTTAAACTTATCTATTCTTTCCTCTTCTGTACTATCATCATAAAGCTTTTCTTGTAAAGATTCAAATGCCTCATGTAGAGTATTACCATGAGAAAATTGATTATTCTCTTTTACTATAAAACAGGGAGTAAGAGATAAGTCAGAATGAAGGATAAAACCTTTTGCGATATTACCTTTTACATTTGTGATAATAGTAGGTATATTATCTACTACATAAATAGGATTTCCATTTATGGATTTTACGCCATAGCCATCGCCAGAGCCATAGCCATAGCCATAGCCAGAGCCATAGCCATAGCCAGAGCCAGAGCCAGAGCCATAGCCATCGCAATCGCCAGAGCCATAGCCATCGCCATCGCCAGAGCCAGAGCCATAGCCATCGCAATCGCCAGAGCCAGAGCCAGAGCCATAGCCATAGCCAGAGCCAGAGCCAATATTTAGAAACTGTTTTATTCTATCTTCCATTACCTTGCCCATACCGGTACACTTTCAATAGATTTTACAGCTTCATCCGAACACGGGATAATTTCAATCACATCCAGAATCTCTATCTCTGGAACCGTAACTGTGAATTTGCATTCAGATGGGTTAGTCGTACCATTAACTGCTAATTGAGATATACTAGCAGCACCATCCCAATACCACAACCTACGACAATTTGCGAGCTTAACCTCACTACCATTTCTTTCTACTAACTCTCCGAAAAATACACCGGAACGATCTCCTCTTACAATTACTTTTTTCATAACTATATATATTATTAAAGTGGTTAATCGAAATAAATAAAGCGCCTATCCTCACGAACCGACGCCTCCGAAAATGAATTTAAACGACAAAATTTTGTTCCTAGATACCGAACCAACGGACACTAGGATAGTATAGAACATGTAAAACTCAAATACAGAGGCTTGCACTCTACGGACTCCTTTAAATCCGGCATTGGGTTAATTAATAAATGAATAGTTATTTGCGTTTTTGAAGGCATTTTAGAATATTGCCATTTTCTATTGCCTTCATTATTTCATACTGTTTATAGTATATACGCCCTTTAGGTTCAGTAACAACATTGCCTTCTTTGTCTGTTACTGTTTCGATTCCAAACTGATATGGGGATATAAATCCTCTATCTTCTAAGTTCTTGAGAACCATTCGACCACCAGCTAACTTTTCCGCTTCTGATTTTACTATCACTATTCTTGGATTACTAAGAAAAGCGTTTTTCCACTTTTCAAAAGCTTCAATTCCTATTTTTAAACCTTGATCGATAGCATATTGTACAACCGCATCCATAATTAATAGTTTCTAACCACTTTGATATATCCAGCACCCCGATTTGTTTTCACCGAGTATAATCTTTGATCTTTTTCAATTATTCTATCAATTCTAGCCAATCTATTTAAGTCAGAAACACATCTGCGAAGCTGAACTGCTAAACCATCACTAAATTCGTAACGAATAGAGTCTTCTTTTTTTCTTAATTTTTTCTCTATCTCTATCCTTTCTTTAAGTTTATCTACTCTTGCCATAACTATTAAATTTAAATTATTGATTTGTGGACGTAACCGGATTCGAACCGGCAATAAACCAACTGGACAGGTGAGCTCACACACTGCCACTTTACGCCCGTTTGCCTGTATCACATCGGATACAGGACTTTATTGACACGAATTTTCACACATAAAACAGCTATTCTCCCGAACCGCATACCTATATCACTTTTCTCTCTTTAGTCTTTTTTGGTGCTTTTCCATGTATATGGAACATAATGCAAATACAGCAAACGAAAGCCAGAATACAATATTCATTTCGTTTGCAAGCAATATTGTTAATGCGAACGATATTGCCCAAATTGCTAATAGTGGAGTACGTTTCATAAGATTAATTATTTAATTATTATAGTGGACGGTGCTGGAGTCGAACCAGCCTCACGTATTATTGGTGCACCTCACCGCAGTTTCAGCCACGAAACACAACCGCCCGTTTGCCTGCACCAAAAGATGCAGGACTTGTCATTTACTACTAATACCAAAAAGGTGCACTATCTTCGCAGACCGTACACTATACAACACAAACACAAAATAAAACACTACAGAAAAGTGCCCTACCCGATTCTTGCTATCGGCTGCCGTTCAATCCGTCAGTAGGGCTATATTGTAATCAGCGTACGGACGCCTAACCCCGTTTTCTTACTGATAAAGACGATTTTTCGGACTATATAATATTCATAAAGCTTTCTACCCAATCGTAGCACGCCCACCGTAAAACGGTGTCTCCTATTTTTAGTGCTTCGTTGCACGTTCATAAATACAGGTTATATTTTTAGCTGTATTTACGCTTCACAGACTTGTCAAAGAACTAACCAATTGTACTTGCGTAGAATATTCTCTACGTCTACGCAAGCTTTTATTCCCCGTCCGACTGGTTTCCCTTACTCACAGCGCTGATTGTCGTAGGTGCTTTATGTCGGATTATCAGACTACCTTTTTACGGGTTATATCTTATCTCCATGAACTATCACGATTTACATAATCTGCATGATTTCCGGCAAAGAATGCTTTCAATACATTTCCCTTGCTTGCATTGAATACCGGCTTGAAAGATTTCTTTTCCTCTTCAATCTCTCTGTATTCTTTCTGCTGTCTCTTTGCCAGAAACCAAGCCTTTTTCAAAGCTTCACTCAAAGAGATACGACGATACGCTTTCAAAACATGAGCGTGTTTCATTATCTCACTGTTATTGAATTTACCATCTTTTAAAAAACTGAATGCGTTCATCTTAATCTCTTTTTAGTTATTACTATTGTTTCTATCAAATTTTATCCTTTTATTTGTATTAATTTGATTTGGTATTGCAAATATAGTACATATTTTCTGTACAACAAAAGAAAGTACAGAAAATATGTATAGTAAAACATTATTTAACTATTAAGTATTCAGCATGGATTATAAAGAGATAGATAATATTAATGACAGAACCAATCTTGTTCTGCTTAACCATATAAAAAACAAAGGAAGGAGGTTTAAGAAATTAGAGAAAAAATTATCGGATAAATACCCTGATAATATTCTTTATGAAAGGGTTATTGTTGATAGGATGAAGTCTATAGATTTAATGAAAGTTGCTAATACTGAAATGGGCGTAGACAAACTTGGACAACCATATTCTCTACATTCAGCAGAATTAAGATACGATTGTGTAACAGAAAAAGGAATAGAAGCACTTAAAAATAGACTATTCCCTTCGGAGCTTAGAGAGAAGACGATCAATAAACGGCTTAGGCGTCTCCAAGCAATCGGGATCGGGATTTCCGCTATTGGTGGATTGGTTACAATTTTGTCTTTCCTTTATAAGTTCATCAAGGGCGGCATTGAGTAATTTCTTTATTTCGATTTGAGCGGATTCACGTCCTATGGTTGGCAATGTACCATTAGAGATGTAATTATATAGCATTTCTGCTTCCATCATTTGGTAAACAGGAAAATTATAGGAGGAGCTATATTTAATAGCAAATTCTAAACATTTCAATCGGAGTTCTTTTTCATCCATAGTTCTTTGATTTTATTTTATAAACTAAAAAATGTAACCTTTTCCCGGTATTCTTTTCCCATACTTAAAGAAACCGCCTGAAGGATAAGGCCGAGATTATCCAAGTACTAACTTAAATAATCATGCATTATGGCAAAGGTTACTGTAAGGGTAAGAACCCAAGTGCGCACTACTGTTAGAACGGCGATACGTGTTCGCAAAGGTTAATACCCAAAGGGGTGGCGGAAACGCCGCCTCTTATACTATTTGTGATACAAAATTAACATAGCTAATATTTTTATGATTACAGAAACAAGTAAAGAATTAGAGCTAGAGAAATACAAATTTATTCGCTCTTTGGTGACTGTACAGGCGGCATTTGGGGCGGTTCTCTTCGGCCTCTCATCGGACACGATTCGCACAGAGATGTATCTTCGTGCCGCAGCAATATCAACTCTACTATCCATTTTCTTCGGTTGTATTTGCCTTTATGAGAGGATAGATACCTGCAACCGGATTTTAAACAAAATTCGGAAGGGACAAATAGATAGCATAATTTATAATGGCCATTTAGCCATCGATAGGCTATCAATCTTCTCCTTATGTGAGTGGCTATTCTATTTATCTTCCGCTTCAATTTTGATTTCATTGCTGCTATACGTTTGTTATTAATTGAAAATAAAAATATCCGCAATAGGTTGCAGCTACTACGGATACCATATATTAAACCTCTAATTGAGGAAGTTTAACCACTTTGTCTCTGTAACATCTGCAACTTGTTACGATGCAAAGATAGTACATAAATTCTGTACTGCAAATATTTTATAATTATTATGGATACAATTACTAGTCGTTTTTTTGACGTATTAAAAGAATTAGGAATTTCAATTACTTCTTTGGCAGCAGAAATTCCAAACATTACAACTAAACAAAAATTATCAAATGCCAAAAACGGCAGGAATGAGGTACAAATAGATGTGGTTAGTCATATCTGTTCAACTTATCCTATTGTAAGCTGTGACTATATTCTCACCGGCAACGGGGCTATGTTCAAAGAAGAGCAAACTCCCCAAAACATTAACGAACATTCACAAGTAACACAAATAGACAACACAAAACAGATAAGACACATGTTGGATGTTATAAATGAACAGCAAAAAACAATAGAAAACCTAACAGAATATATCAAAAAGATACAGAGCAAACCGAAAAACAGTATAGAAAACAAGAAAGATGGTATGACAGCGTAAACAAATATAACATATCCTTTGTTCTCAAATGACCTAAATATCTAAAATATGGACGACCCTTTGTTTGGAGAGTTTGAGAATGTACTATCTGTTATGAAAAGGCAGAATGAAGTGATTAAGGAAGTTGTATTAAAAGAACCATTAGAAAAGATGAAACTGATTGTCTGTTCTGGGGAAAGGACGGATGATAGTTTTAACCTTAAATCTTTTAATAAAGGCATACTTAAGAAAACGAGACGAATTTAATTGTCTATTTGCAGAGTAAGGCGTGACCCCTCAAAAAAAGATCACGCCTTATTTGTATATTTATAAGTCCTTTAGCCACTTTTTGCCACTTTTGGTATGTGACCAAATAACTAGCGCAGAACCTATGACACTAGTCATTAAAAAAATCATTGTTAATGCATCCATATTACTTTCATTTTAAAATTCTATTAGCAAAATTGGCAAAAATGTAAGTAGAAAAAATTCCCAATACAATTGTAGGCCAATTTATTTCATTTGAAACATTAGTAAACAATGGAGTTATACCACCCAATACAAGAGCGGCAAACACAAGTTTAGACAAGTCAAAGAAATACCCAGCAAGCTTCTCCCGCCTAGTATTATCTTTTTCTTTCCGTTCTTTCTTTATTTCTTGTTTTTCACTCCAATTGCCCATATTCCAAGTATTGACAACGCAAATGTACAAAAATAGTTTGATTATTCAAACTAAATTAATACACGTTATTATTAAACACATAATCAACCACCTTATTTATAACCTTGTCTATTCTCGAAAAGTCTTGTTTTATATAGGTATCCGTTACCGTCTTTCCTGAAGAATGGTTCAGACACAAAGAAATATCGTCTTTACTTATATTACATTCGTTACGGGCAATGGTAGCAAAAGAATGACGGGCTGAATAGAATTGAATATAATCTATCCCAATCTCCTCGCACAAAGACCTCATCCCCCGGTGTATTCCTTTGGTTAAGTTTCTCACATTGCTATATCTTTTATAAAAATCAAACAAATGCTGTCCGGATGGATCACGATATTTGTTAATAATCGGAAGTGCCAATGGATGGATATACACAGAGATGAAAGCGTTGTCCTTTCTTCTATCTTTTGTCTTTTGACGTTTATACTCTATCCTCCCGTTCACCATTCGACAATTAAGCATATCAACCGCATTCATTCCTGCTAGCAAAAAAGACAAGATATAGATATCACGGGTAAACATGGTAGTTCTTTTTCTCTTGTTGACTGGGGAATAGTTATATAACTTTCTGATTATATCAACATCTACCGCTCTTTTCTTTGCTTCCAAGACTGATGGGATAGTATATACTTTGAACGGATCATTAGTAATAATGATATCCCCTTTTTCATAATCATTAAAATGAAGCAAAGCGGCATTAAACACTGATTGAATGATTCCCATATAGGAATGTACCCCAGTATCATTTAAAGCAGGTTTCTTTATTGTCTTATACGCTTGTTTTGCCGTTTTATTTTGCCTAACGGTTATATACCTTTCCTGTCTCAACCATGCCTCATATTCACGCAGAAAACGTGACGTTAAATCCTTTATCAGAAGCTTTTCATTACCATTTTTATGATTAAGAAAATGGCAAAGGGAATTAATACCAGTCGTCTTGACTGTTTTTGTTCCTTCGTTTGGCGTTTTCTCAATAAACATTCTAGCAAATTCAATAAAATCTATTTCCTTCCTCTGTTTCCTCCTTTCGATCATTGCGACTATATCCTTGGAAGTTTCGCACTCATTAACTACATCTTGATTTTCATTTATTATTTGACGGTATTCTCTAACCAATCCGTCTAGCTCTTCCTTTATTTTTTCAGAAGTTATTGTGCCCGATGCGGAGTTTTTCTTGAATCTGACCAGTTCTGTATATATAGAAGTTGATATATACGATGAAGTTCGATTGTGAGATATCCTAATTTTCGGATTATACGTATTGTCCGATTTTTTATGATGCTTAAAAACTACCCAAGAAACTGTTGCCAT